TCAACGCGCGGCCGGGGTCGGTGTCCCATGGATCTCCTCCAGCGCTTCGGGGTGGTCGGTGCGGTAGTGGTCTCTGAACGCCCGCTGTATGCGGTCCAGCCGTGCCTGGTGACGCGCGCTGGCCTGGGCGCTGATGGCCGCCGACAGGTCATCGGCCGTGAAGTTCACCGGCAGCGTCATCGGTCCCGGCAGCTCGTCCACGTCTTCCAGGTAGGCCATCGGGCAGCCGGGCTGACGGCAGGCCCAGCCGGTCACCGTGGCGTTGGGCCCGCGCAGTCCCCAGGGGAACTCCGGGCCGCGCATCAGGGGTAGGGGTTCCAGTTGCTCGGCGGCCAAGCGGGCGGCGTCCTGCTGCCATTGCCAGACCAGTTGCGCGGCCGTCGCCGAGGGCAGCTCGGCCAGCATGGCGTTGATCCGGTCCACTGTTTCCTGTTCGCTCACCACTGCCTCCGGCTCACTGGGCCGGACATGATGGCATAAAAGAGCGCCCGCCCCTCCGGACACGGAGAGGGGTGGGCGCCCGCTCAGGGAGAGCCAGGCCGGGCTCCTACGGCCCGGTCTCGGTGACCTCCTGGGCCACGGCGGTGGCGGCCGCGGCCCACGCTGTCTGGATGGCCTCCGGGAGGTCTTTCCAGTCCGGCATGGGGTCGCCCAGGAAGTTCTGGTTGTCGGTCGACTGGCCGTATGCGGCGTAGGCGACCTGAGCGAGGTGGAGAGGTTCTGCCACGTTGTCCTCCTGGGTGAGGGCGTGCCTCATGCCGGTCAGTGCATGAACAGGGAGGCGATACCCGTTGCGTCGCCAGCGACGCCGGCGACGGCGCCGAGGACTCCCAGCGGCCACCGCCGGGCTTTCAGCGCCTCCACCTCCGCCTTGAGTTGGTCGATGTCCTTGCCCGTCTCCTCGCGGAGCCGTTCAAGGTCCTGCTCGGTGCGCGCGGATCGTTCCATGAGGACGGCCAGCGAGCCCTTGACCTCAGCGAAGCCGGTTGCGACGGTGCCTCGTAGGCGCTCTAGCTCGACGGCAACGGTGGCGGCCGAGTCGGGCGGGTTCATCTACACCTTCCGTGACAGGCTCGCGCTGTTCTCGTCGCCGAATGCCCGGGCCACCATCCCCTTGAGGAGCGAAAGCACCGCGCCGATTCCGGCGCCGCCGGCGGCGTACCACATGCTGGCGTCGGTGGCCTGGGCCGGGATGAACGCGGCGACGAAGCCGAACGCCGCGGTGGTGGTGACCCGCTCGAACAGGTCCCGGGCGTAGGTCTCGGCGGTGCGCACGATCGCGTCGCCGTCGGGGAGCTCGAAGCCGTGGATGGTCATGAGGTCAGGACTCCTTCCAGGCGAGGGCGGAGAGGACCGCGCTCGCTACCTCGATCCCGTCGGTGCTCTGGTTGAGCAGCCGGACGCGCATGCTGCGGCCTGCCCCGAGCCGCTTGACCAGCGACACGATGCTGTAGGTGCCGCCGGGGGTGCCGATCACCTCGTGGATCGGGTGGTCCTGGACGACGGTGTCGCCGTCGTACTCCGTCATGCGGACCTGGACGCTGTCGCCGACGGGCAGGTGGTCCAGGCGCAGGGACAGGCTCCCGCTGAAGCGGGCCGGGCCCTTGATGAACACGGCGCTGTTGGCGGCGTGGTCGCCGGTCTCGTCGGTCCACTCGGCGGTGAACTCCACGTCGTCCCACAGGTCAGGCGCGAGCTCGTACCCGGTGATGCCGAGGTTGAGGTATGCGGGTCCCGTCATGGTGATCTCCTTGGGCGGGGTGCTCGCCTGGTCGGGGCTCCAGCTCGCCGGGTGCTCCAGGCGCTCGTGGACGTCGGCCCGCAGCTGGGCCGTGGTGAAGGTGAAGCGCCCCCGGCGGCCGTACCCCTCCACCGGCCCCCGGGGGTCCACCTTGCCTTCCACGCTCGTCTCCAGGTGGCCGGCGCAGCTCCCGGCGCCCCACCCGTGGTGACGGCACAGGGCCGCATTCCACCGGACCCACGTGTCGTACTGGGCGCGGGTGTACGTGTCCCGGTCGTCGCCGAGGTTCTCCACCTCGATCCCGTACAGCCGATCATTGCCGTCCACGGTCCCGGAGGCCTTGGACGGCTTAGGAATGGCCGTCTCGTTGACGATGGCCGTGTAGCTGTTGAGCGCGGCCAGGCCTGCATGGTTGGCCCGGTGGCAGGACACCAGCACGGCCACGCCGGACTTGGGCAGGAACGTGTGGGCCAGCGGGGCCGGGAGCGCCGGTGCTCCGTCGACCGCGACGGCGCGCAGGCTGTTCGAGCCGGCGGTGTGGTGGTTGAGGATGCCGTGGACTTCGCCGAACGGCTCGCCCGTGGCACCGTCTCGGCCGCGGGTGGTCCAGCCGCTGTACTCCGTGAACGGCACGCCCTCCGCTGTGAGGGCCACCCTCCACTCATCTGGGGTCATAGGTACCGACACGTCACGCCTCCGGGGCCTCGCCGGTATAGCCGGACAGCTGCCGCGCCGGGCCGTCCGGGATACCGGCGCCAATGAGGGCCTGGTACGCCTGCAGGCGCATCGCTTCCGCCGCGGCCTCCTCCTCGGCGCGGGTCTGCTCGATGGCCGCGCGGATCTCGTCCCGGGCGGTCGTGTACTCCGCCTCGGTCACGATGCGGCCGGGCTCGGGCAGCTCCGGGGGCGTCTCGCCGTCGTACGTCCACTTGGCGACGGATCCGCTGTCGTAGATGACGAATTGGGTCGTTGAGTCATCAACCGGCATGGTCATGGCCTCTCCTTACCGCGTGACGAAGAGGGCGCGCAGGATGCCCTGAATGTGGGTGTAGGTGGCTCCGGCCGTGCCGCGGCCCATGAGGATGTCGAAACCGAGAGTGACGGTCTGACCAGGCAGGATGATGCCGCCGCCGCGGACCTTGGTCACCTGGAAGTGGATGCCGGTTGCCGTCGATGTGCCCGTGTTGCGGTAGTAGATCATCTCGTCCGGGCCGTCAAAGCCGTACTCGGCGCCGGCGCCCGCGGGCAGGGTCAGCTCCACCTCCATCTCCTGGCACACCACGACCTGGGCGGCGTTGCAGGGGTCCGGGTTGGTGAACGGGAACTCCATCCGGCGCACGAAGACGTTGGAGCCGGCGGGCACCGGCACGTTGGCGAAGTCCTCGTCGTAGAACTGGGAGAAGAACTGCGCGTGGCTCCTGGGCTCGCCGCGGAGCACTCCGTCCCCGCCGCAGACGATGACGCCGCCGTTGTCGTCGGCGTCGCACACGTACGGCCAGGCGCTCACGGCGGCAGCCAGTGGCGTGGCTGCGCTCCCGTCGCCGGTGAGCCCGCATCCGGTGACGAGCGCGGCCGGTTCCGGCACGAGCAGGCCGCCGTCGGTGCCGAGGGCCAGGGCGTTGCCCGCGTCGGCCGACGGGCGTGCGGCGATCTCGCCCGTGGCCGCGTCGTAGGCGATGCCGTCCCCGGCGCTCAGGCACTGACGGACGTCCGCGCACTCGACGTAGACCCCGTCCGGGCCCGCGTGGGCCAGGTTGCTGCCACCACCAGGCGGGGTGGGGTCCAGGATGACGGCGGCGCTCACCACGTACGGGTCAGCGGCACCGCCACTCCCGCTCACTGTGGTGTCCACGGTGGGGGTGTCGGCGGCCGTGACCTCGGTGGGTACGGCCGCGCCCGCACTGATGACGTACGGGTGGGCTGGGGAGCCGTTGCCGTCGACGGTGACGCCGGGCCCGGCTGTGACGGTGCAGGAGCACCGCCGGCTGCATCCGCAGTCGGACAAGGAGATCACTCCCGGAGTGGAGTTCCTCGCCCGGACCTAAACCAGCGGCGGCACTATGGAGTTTAGCCCTGCGCGCTGGCGGGTCGTCAGGCCAGCGCGGTGGATCCCTCGTAGCCGGACAGGGTGCGCGCGGTCGCCTCCGGGATGCCGGCGCCCACCAGGTCCTGGAAGGCCCTTGCCTGCCGCTCCTGGTCGGCGACCTTGAGGGCGTCCACGGCCGCGTGGTGGGCGTCGTCCATCTCCCCGCGCAACTTGTCGTATTCGGCCTCGGTGATCAGGCGCCCGGGCCGTGAGAGCCCGGCCTCGACGCCGGGTCCTGTGGTCATGCGGGCCAGCGTGCCGTCCTCGTACTGGACGTAGGACACCACCGGTTGGGGGGCGGGCTGGTCGTCCTCCAGGCCGTCGTCCGGCCAGGGCCACGGGAGTTCATCGATCATGTCTGGTCCTCCTCACAGGGCGAGCAGCAGCGCACGCAGGGTGTACTGGATCCGGTAGTAGTAGGCGCCGGCCGAGCCACGGCCCACCTGGGCGCCGAAGCTGACGGCCAGCGTGGCGCCCGCAGCGATCACGCCACGGGACAGCACCTTGGTGCCCTGGCTGTGCGCACCCACGATGCTGCTCGTGCCGGTGTTGCGCGTGTAGTACATCTCGTCACCGTCGAACCCGGTTGCTGCCCCGGCTCCGGCCGGAAGCACGAGGTAGATGTCCACCTCCTGCTCCACGACGGCCAGGCAGGGCAGGCAGCTGCTCGGGTTGGTCAGGGTGGCGCTGAACGTGTCCACCACGGTGGTGGGGTCCGGCACCGCTACGTCGTTGTATGTGCGGTCGTCGAAGAACGACGTGAAGGAGGCGGAGCCGCGGGGCTCTCCGCGTAGCTTGCCCGTGCTGTCGACCACGACCACGCCGCCAGCGGTGTTCACGGGGCACGTGTACGGCCAGGTACCCACGTTGGCCTTCAGAGGGTTGGCGGCAGCCCCGTTGCCAGTGAGTCCGGCCCCTGCGGTGACGGTGGCCGCACCCGTGGGCACGAACAGACCGTCCGCATTGGCGACGAGGTTGTTCCCGGCACTGGCCGACAGCTTGGCGGAGATCTGGCCGGTGGCCGCGTTGTAGTTGATCCCGGGGCCGCCGGACAGACAGGCCCGTACGTCACTGCATGGCACCTCGGCGCTCACCACGTACGGGTTGGCCGGCGAGCCGGACCCGCTCACGGCAATGTTCGTTCCGGCCTGCACCGTGCAGTTGCACAGGCCCCCAGCACACCCACAGCGCGCCACTGTCCCACCGTCCTCGGAGGGTCGTTCGGGGCCCGGACCTAAACCAGCGGCGCACCGTCGAGTCTATCCGCGCCCTGTCCGCAGGTGTCCGGGACGCGTGTCCGGACGCGCGACGGACACGCGCCCGGACACGAGGAGGACACCGGTCATGACCTGCGCGGACACTGTCCGGGCACGTGTCCCCGGACACGTCCGGGCCCCTGTCCGGACGCCCCTCGGGGTCAGCCGTACAGCCAGACGATGACGACGCCTTCCGCACCCGGGGTGCCCGTGGTGGTGTCGCCGTCCCGGGCGACGGAACCACCGCCACCGGCGCCGTTGCCGCGGCCGTTGCCGCCGCCACCCGTGGACGCGCGCTGGTAGCCGCCGTGGCCCAGGCGGGACTCCCCGCCTTCCCCGGACTGGCCCTCACCGCCGCTCAGCCGGATGGGACCGCCACCGGAGCCGCCGCCCTGCGCGAAGTCCCCCGTGCCGGCGAGCGGGCCCGGCGTCCCCGAGAAGCAGGACGCGGTGGTCCCGGACGTCATGACCACCTGGCTGCCCGCCCCGCCGTTGGCCGTGGCGAACCCGCCGAACGAGGAGGCGCCCCCGTTGCCGCCGTCCGTGTTGGCGCCACCGGCCGTGCCGCCTCCGCCGACCACCACGGACTCCGTGGCGCCGAGCGCGGCCACCTGCACCAGGGCCTCGCTGTACCCGCCGCCCGCGCCACCACCGGAGGCGGCCAGCTGCCCGGCGCTGGACCGCGCGCCCGCCGAGCCTCCGCCCCCCGCCTGCACCTGGACGAACAGCCGCGACAGCCACGGATAATCGGCCTTCTTGAACGTGTAGGTGCCGGCACCCTTGAAATAGACCATCTGCCGGACGCCCATGCTGCCGGGCACCAGCGTCAGCCGGCCGTCGTCGCCCACCTCGAAGTAGTCAGAATCCACGCACACTGACGCCATGCCAGGCACACCCCTTGCCGTGCTCGATAGGCGTCCGGCCCTGAACCAGCGACGGGCAGCAGGGTACCCAGCGGTGCGGCGCGTCCGCGGCACCGATCAGAGGGCTCTGCAGCGGGGGGCGTTCACGCTGCTCAACGCCCCTCCGCAGGCATCTGTCTCTTGCGTGCTTACTCGATCACCTTGATCGACGTGTCCTCGTTCTCGGACATCGCCATGAAGCCGCCTTGATCGTCCGACGGGTCGCGAAGCACCCGCTCCACGCGCACGTACTTGGCCTTGTCCGCCCACTCACCCAGGTCCGCTGCGTCCTCCTCGAACGTCGCGTACTCCTGACCGGCGTGGAAGTACCGTGACTTCGGCTTCTCTGCCCACACCGTGATCTCGGTCGCCCAGTGCTGGTCCTCAACGGTCATGCCCTCGTGGATGTGCTTGGGGGCCTTCAGCGAGGCAAGCCTGCTGATGCCGAGGTGGCTGAGGGAGTAGGCAGTCGGTCCGTCTCCCTCATGAGCCACCTCGACAACCTTGCCCGAGTGGTCCTTGCCCTCGTAGAGCCTGGCTGCATCCATCCGTGCTGTTCCCTTCGCGCGTGGTGCGTCGGCCCCTGTTCAGACCGACGTGGTGATCGTTGCAAGGCGCGCCGAGGACACGGAGTAGATAGCTAGCGGCCGACTGCGGTTCCACCCATACGAGCGCCCTGCCGGCATATCGGTGGGAAGGAGAGCGCCGCTGTGCACGGGATCACACCGTCACAGGCCTAGTAGGGCTTGGTCATCTTCATCTTTGAGTGGCGTGTCTGTTGATGCCTGGGTGTCGTTGGGGTGGTGTGACACCTGAGGAGATGGCCGGGGTCCGGGAGGACCTGGAGGCATTCGCTGCGGAGTTGTTCGACGGGTTCTTCCGTGCGGATCAGCGGCGGTGGGGGCAGGCGTATGTGCGCGGGCTGTTGCTGGAGGGGCGGCGCAAGTCGGTGGAGCCGATGGCGGCCCGCCTCGGTGAGGACGGCAACCGTCAGGCGCTGGCGCACTTCATCACCTCCAGCCCGTGGGATCCCTCGCATGTGCGGGCCCGCCTGGCCTGGAGGATGCAGGACGTGATCGGGGCCGAAGCGCTGATCATTGATGACACCGGCTTCTTGAAGGACGGGGACGCCTCGGCGTGTGTGTCCCGGCAGTACACCGGGACCGCGGGCAAGGTCACCAAATGCCAGGTCGGGGTGTCGCTGCATCTGGCCCGGGATCATGCCTCGGCCGCGGTGAACTGGCGGCTGTTCGTGCCCGCATCCTGGGACCCTGCCTCCCGGGAGGCAGACTCGGACAAGGTCGCCCGCCGGGGCCGCTGCGGCATTCCCGCCCAGGTGGGGCATGTGGAGAAGTGGCAGCTGGCCCTGGACATGATCGACGAGACCCGGTCGTGGGGCATCGACATCCCCTTGGTCGTCGCGGACGCCGGATACGGGGATGCCGGCGCCTTCCGCCACGGCCTGGAAGAACGCAACCTGCCCTACGCGGTGGGAGTTTCGTCTCGTCACACCGCTCATCCGGCCGACTCCCAGCCCGTCCAGCCCGCCTACGCGGGCACCGGCCGGCCACCGAAAATGCAGTATCCCGAGCCTGCTCAGACCATGAAAGACCTGGTCATCGCGGCCGGACGAGCGGCTGCGAGGCCGGTGTCCTGGCGGGAAGGCTCCCGGCCGGGCAAGAGCCGAAGCGGCTTCAAACGCATGCACTCGCGGTTCGTCGCCCTGCGCGTGCGCCCAGCCGGACGCGCTATCCGCCAGGCCACCGACGGGCCGGAGCTGCCCGAGCGATGGCTCCTGGCCGAGTGGCCCGCCACCGAACCCGAACCGGTGCAGTTCTGGCTGGCGAACCTGCCCTCCGGCATACCGCTGGCCACTTTGGTGCGGCTCGCCAAGCTGCGCTGGCGCATCGAGCACGACTACCGCGAGATGAAACAGGCCCTGGGACTGGCCCACTTCGAGGGCCGCACCTGGAGCGGCTGGCACCACCACGTCACCCTCGTCTCCGCCGCCCACGCCTTCTGCACCCTGCGACGACTGGCACAAGACCCAAAAGGCGCGGCGCAGGACTGAGCCTCTACCAAGTGGTCCGCAAACTGCAGACCCTCCTCGCCACCTGGACCGGCGCCTGCCCCACCTGCCACCGCGACATACCCACACCACTACGAACCTGACCAAGCCCTACTAGGGCCCGGCGACATCGACGGCGGCCAGGTGCACGCGCACGCCCGGCCCGGCCGGCGCGGCCACGCCCTGCCCGCGCCTGGCCCGGGTACGCCACACCCTCACCACCACGTACCAGGTGGTGACCTCCTCCAGCGCGACGAGCACCGTGCGGTCCTCGTCCTCGGGCTCGGGGTCAACGGCCACAGCCTGGACCGCCGGAGCAGCCGCGTACGGCGCCGGGAACTCCCACCGGGCCCGCCCATCCTCACCGGTGGTCAGCACGGCCGCAGCAGGCCCAGCAGCCACCCGCACGGGCGCGGCCGGGGTGGCCGGTGGGGCGTCCTGCACACCCGGGCCGCTGGTCCGGGTGCGGCCGGCGATCCGGGCGCGGGTGTCCAGGTGGCGCAGCACCCCGCCCAAGGGGTTGCCAGGCATGCTCCGGGCCGGGGACGTACGAATGACCATCAGGGTGTCTCCGCTCCGCTTGCCGCTACCTGCACCTTGACGCTCTCGGACCCCGGCTTGTCGTCGTCTCCGCCGGTCTCCTGCACAGTTACTCCGGTGATCTTCAGCCGCTGGCGCACCGTGCGGCAGGTGGAGGCCGAAGTGATGTCCAGACACCAGCCGGGCACCAGGGACGGCACGTCGATCGCCGCCTCGGGGCTGATCGTCACGGACTGGGTGTCGATGACCACCGGCACCGGCACGCTCGCCCTGCCGCGCGCCCGGGCCGCCTCGTCCGCTGACGTCTGGTCGGTGATCTCCGTCTGCTCCACGTACCGCTCGTGCAGCCCGTAGTACGGATCCACCCCGCCGGCTTCGCCGATGACCCCGCTGCTGTCGCTGCCCGCCACGAGCCAGCGGGTGGCGAGGGAGGATCCGTTCTCGCTCACCTCCAGGCCGTCCGGCAGGTCGGTGTCCGACAGGCGGCCCACCGGGACCAGGTGGGTCTCCGGGAGCAGCAAGATCTTGGAGCCGATGGCCGTGTAGTCCAGGCCTGCCTCGGCGAGCTGCGCCAGGTGGTCCAGGGTCTGGCCGATGCTGGTGCTGTAGACGCGGCTGCCGCTGATACCGGCCCGGTCCACCACGTCCACGGTGTGGCCCGGGTCGTCCGGTGCGTAGCCGTCCTCGATCAGCCACTCGGCGATCTCGGTGAGGTCCGCGCCGGTGAACGTCTTGTCGGCGTGGGGCACTCGGTTCCCGAGCCACGCCAGCACGTCCTGGGCGCGGATCTCCACCTGGCCCAGGGACCAGGTGATGCCGGTGATGGGGCCGTCCCAGCAGTATCGGCCGTCGCGGAACACCACCAGGCGGCACCGCCAGGTGCTGATCCGGCCGAGCCGTCCGCAGCAGTCGCCGTCCGGCATGATCACGGCGCGGGCCGTGCTGACCTCGTCCAGGGTCCTGGTCCACTCAATCTCGGTCAGCACGTTGGCGACGGCCACGGTGGCACCGGCGCGGTCAAGGATGACCGCCTGGTGGGTGCCGCACCCTGCTACGGCCAAGGCCGGGCCCCTCTCGTACGAGATGGAGCCCGGCCCTGAACCAGTCGACTGTCTAGCAGCTAGGTTAGACCGTGGCCCAGGCACGCCCCAGCGTCACGTTGTAGACGGTGCTTCGATCCACTCCGTACTCGAGGGCCAGCGCGGCGGCCGAGCCTGGATGGTTCGCCCGCGCGTATCGCACGTACCGGCGCCGGATGTCCGCCACGGCTCCCTCGGTGAGGACGGCGCGCGGGTTGTCCTCCCCGACCACGTCCGTCCGGCCGATGGGGATGCGCCCGGCAGCGTCCCGGTGCCTCATGTTCTCGTGGTGGTCACCCAGCGCCAAGTGCCCCCGGTTGATGCACCCATGGCTCCCCGATCCGTCGTTGCACGTGTGGAGGACGTACTGGTCGCCTGGGTCACCTTCAGCGATGATCCACACCGCGCGAGAGGCGTTCATCCACGTGCCCTGATACTGGACGTTCGGTCGCCCCTGGTACCCGGTCAGGATGATGCACTCATCAGTCTCCGCCGTTGCTGCGGCCTCCAGTTCGCGTAGTACCGCCCCGCGCCCCCGCCGGGATATCGCCAGCGGATCGCCGTACAGGCTCCACTGCTTGTAGTGGCCGCCGCAGTAGCCGCGGGCCTTATGACGCTTTCCACAGTCGCGCACTGAGCACGTACGCTCGGTTCTCACGTCGACTCCCATTCAGTCGGCGGGCCCCGGCGTGGAGCTCCTACCCTCCTGCCGGGGCCAGTCAGTTGTGGGCCTGATTCTACCGTCGCGGCAGGTCAGAGGCAGTCTTGACGCTCCATCAGCGGCCCCGGCCAGACACGTTGACAGTCACAATGGCGTCCGGTGCCGGGGGGCTCTCGATATCCGTTTCGAGGCACAGGCAATATGTTGCGCAGTCCAGGGTGCTGTACGTGGTGGGCATGCCGTCCTGGCCGTATACGTCGGGGCTGGACTCGCAGGTGCCGCCGCATTCCACGGTGGCCCGGCCGGTCTGGCCGTCCAGGGTGACCGCGCCGCCGGCGGGAACGTAGGCGATGTGCCAGAAGCTGTGGGGGTCGCACCGCTTGAAGTCGGCAACCTCCTCGCAGGTCATGCCTGGTTCGCCGCTCTCGTAGATCGCGATGGTGAGGTTGCGCAGGTCGGAGGAGCCGGAGCGCACGGTGATGACCGGTACGTCATTGGACCAGTTGGGGCGGTCGGTGAGGTCCATGGGATAGCAGGCGCGCTCCACCGCCAGGGGCAGGCAGTAGCAGGTGGCCAGCGGAGCGCCGGGAAGGGGCGGGGCCTCCGGCAGGCAGCGGGTGTCCGAGCAGGCCGCGGCGGGGTCCGTGCAGGCGGCGAATCGGCAGCCGCCCGGGCAGCCGGTGTCCCCCGCCGGGTGCAGGCACCAGTCCACGCAGGTGCCGTCAAGGTCCATGGGCGGGGTGACCTCCAGCACCGGGACCGGGTCCGTCCACAGCCAGGGCACCGCGGCGGTCATCACCCATTCCACGGTGAGGATGTCCGCGCCGGTCTGGCAGGTGCCGGTGGTGCAGCCGGTCCCGGCCCGGGCGGTGATCCGGGGGCCGTCCACCAGGGCGACGCGGCGCAGGGTGCGCCGGTGCCTGGCGTTGAACTCCGCCGAGGTGAGTCCGTCGCCAGGACAGCAGGAGTACACGACGAGACAGTCCCCGTCGCAGTCACCGGAGGCGCAGCCCTGCAACGCCTGGGTGAGGAACTGGTAGCCGTACTCCACGCCGCAGCAGGTGGCGCCGAGCAGGATGGCGGTCACCGTGATGGTGCGCGGCAGGACGCGTGCGGGGCCGATGGCTCCGCCGCCGGCGATCCCGCCGGTGACGGTGCGCTGGACGGGGTAGTCGTCCATGCCGGCCACGTCCAGCACCATGACGCCGGTGAACTCGGTGGACTCCGGTACGTCCGGGTCGTACCAGGGCGCCGGGTTGTCTGCGCTGTCCGGGGTCGTGTAGGGCAGTTGCTCCAGGACCTCGTGGGTGAAGGTGGGGCAGCCGCAGCCACCGCCGGAGTCCAGCGGGGACCCCACCGTCTTCAGGTACTGGTCCAGGCGTGCATGGTTCACCACCTCCACGCCGCCGTACTCCATGTACCACTCGGCCGTCATCAGCCCCTCACATCCCCGCCGCGTACACGAAGCGGTTGATGACGCGCTGGGCGGTTACGTGCGCGTCGCCGACTTCCCGGATCTCCCAGTGGTGGTTGTGCACGACCGAGCCGCCCGTGCCGCCCGATGCCGCCCCTGCTCCGGGGGCGTCCTGGCGGGCGCGCTGCGCGCGGGTCAGCGGCACCACATTCCCGCCGACGGTGCCGAGGCTGGAGGGCATGCGGCCAGGCAGCAGGTCGAACTGGCTGGACACGGCGTCAACGACCGCACGGGCCGCTGCCGAGGAGGCGCGCATGATGCCGGCGATCCGGTCGACCAGGCCGAGCTCAAGGCCCGCGCCTGTGTGGTCGCCGAGGCGCCTCATCACCAGGGACGGGCTGTGGATCTTGAGCGCCGTACGGATGGCGGTCTGCATCCCCTTGGCGATGTCCAGCATCAGCTTTTCGATGTTCTTGCGCTGCGCCTGGAGGCCGGTGAGGAACCCGCGCCCTGCCTGCTGTCCGGCGTCGAACAGCACGTCGGCGCTGGTGTCTCCCAGCTTGGTGGAGGCCGTGGCCAGTTGGGACTGGAGGCTGTTGATCCGCTTGATCTGGTCCCGGTTGGCGGTGGACAGGGCCGTGGCGAGCTGGGCGCCCTGCTGCGGGCCCAGGCCCACGATCTGCTCCAGCAGGTCCTTGCCCAGGCCCCGCCGCTGGAGTGTGGCGAGCTGGGAAGAGAACTTCTTGACCTGGTCCACGGCGCCCTGGAGGCCTGCCGTAAGGCTCCTGGTGGTGAGCGCCGCCCCGTCCTGGAGGCTCTGTGCCAGGTTCTGCAGGCTGAAGGACTGGAGCGCCTGGTTGGCCGTGTCGGTGGCGAACTTCTGGGCGTCCGCGATCCGCTGGGCCAGGCTGTCCCGCTGGGCGGCCAGGCTCTGCAGGCGCTTGTTCCCGGCGTCCACCAGGGCCACGAGGCGGTCATCGAGCCGGGTCTTCTTGCCCGAGAACGCGCTGATGATGTCCTTGGCCAGCTTGTCCGTGGTGGCCTTGATCTTGGCGGCGGTGCCGGTCAGGCCGTCGATGAAGCCGCGGCCGACGTCCGTTCCGATGCGCGCGAACACCTTGGACGGGCTGTGTGTCTCCAGCGCGTTGCGGGCGGCTCCGGTGGCGCCGTCGGCCATGTCCGCGGCGGCGGCCGCCACCAGGCCGGCGTTGGTACGGATGCCGTCCACCATGCCCTGCACCACGTCCGCGCCCACGTTGTCCAGCAGGCTGCCGATACCGGCGAGCAGGGAGCGCAGGGTGGACAGGCTGCCGCTCACGGCGGCGCCGCTGCTGCTCGTCGCCGCGGTCGCGGAGGCGGCCAGGGTGCGGGCCTGTCCGGCGAGGATGCCCACCAGGCCGGACTGGTGGGCGAGTTGCACGGCCCGTCGCGGGTCCGTCAGTGGGATGACCACCTCGGGGCCGGCCTCGCCGATGAGGGCGTGGGTGGGGCCGAGGACGATGCCGCCCTTGGCGAACGGCAGGTACTTGCGGACGCTGCTCGGGATGCCGGCCTTGACCTTGGACATGATCTGGGCGCCGATGTTGCCGATCGCGCCGAGGATCTTGCCGGGCAGGCCGGAGAACAGCGACACCACGCCCGAGATCAGCCCGGACACGGCGGACCGCACCCGGTTGGTGGCGCTGGAGAAGGCGTTGGCGATCTTGCCCGGCAGGGCCGACAGGGCGGAGACGATCTTGCCGGGCAGGCCCCGGAAGAACGAGACGGCCGTGGAGATGAACCCGGTGATCCCGGAGCGGGCGGAGTTGAAGGCGCTGGTGAAGTTCCGCAGCAGGAAGGAGCCCAGCGACGACAGGGCGGAGACGATCTTGCCCGGCAGGCCCCGGAAGAACGACACCGTGGCGGAGATCCAGCCGGACACCGTGGACGTCACCGAGTTGAACCCGGATCGGAAGGCGTTGAGCAGGAACGAGCCCAGGGACGACAGGGCGGACAAGATCCGGCCCGGTAGCGCCTGGAAGAACGCAGCGGTGGACGAGATCCAGCCGGACACGGTCGACGTCACCGCGTTGAACCCGGCGACGAAGGCGGACAGCAGGAACTGGCCCAGGGAGACGAGCCCGTTGTAGATCCGGACCGGCAGTTCCGTGAAGATGAAGACGAGCGCGGCGATCTCGGTCAGCGCGACGATGATCAGGAGCGCGACGGCGCTGGTGAAGGCCTGGACGAGCAGCCCGGGCAGGGCCTTCAGGCCGGCCACGATCTGGCCCGGCAGCGCGACGAAGAAGTCGATGACGGACTGGACGGCGGTCGTCAGTCCGGACTTCGCGGTCTCGAACGCGTCAACGAAGAACTGGCCGATGCTGGAGCCCAGCGACGACAGCCCGGAAGTGATCTTGCCTGGCAGGCCGGTGAAGAAGCCGACCACGGCGTCGATCCCGGTCGACACGGCCGACTTGGCTGTCTCGAACGCGCTGACGAAGAAGTGACCGATGCCGGAGGCCGCGGACTTCACGGCCGAGACCGTGGCCAGGAATGCGTCCCGCAAGGCGCGGCCCACGGCGTCCACCACGGTGCGGACGATCGCGAACCGCTGGTACAGCAGGTAGATCGCTGCGACCAGGGCGACGACGCCCACGATGATGGCGCCGATCGGCGAGGCTGCGAACGCCAGGTTGAGCGCGATCCAGGCCCCGCGTACCAACTGGAAGATGGCGACGGCGGCGTTGACGGCCTTGACCAGGCCGAACACGGCCACGCCGGTGACTATGAGCGGCGCCGCCAGACTGACGACGGGCCCGACCAGTTGGGCGAGCAGCGCGACCACGGGGGCCAGCGGGACGAGCAGGTCAGCGGCGGACCGAACCAGGGAGGCAGCCGCTACCGCCAGCGGAGGCAGGGCGGGGGCCAGCGCGATGACGGCGGTGCCGATGTCCTGGAAGACGACCGCGAGCTGCGGCAGCCCGCCCTGCACGGCGGTGCCGAGCTGGTTGATCAGCTCGACGAGGACCGGGCCCAGGCCGGTCACGATCGGCGCCAGGGCGGGCGCGATCTTGCCGACGTTGCCCACCAGGGCCGAGATGATCGGGCCGAGTTGCTGGGCGACCTGGCCGACCGTGGTGAAGATGTTGCCCAGGGCGGTCTGCCCCTGGGCGGAGTTCACCAGGTCAGAGACGGCCTTGGTGACGGTCTGGAGGTTGTTGAGGACCCCCGCCCCGGCGCCGTCGCTGGCGGCGAACAGGCCCGAGAAGATGCCTTTGACGTTCCCGGCGATGTCCCCGAGCCGCGCCAGGGTGTTGACCGCGCCGTCCACCCAGGAGACGGCCTGGCCGCCCTGGGCGATGGTCTGGAGCCAGTCCCCGAACTTCTGCCCCAGGTTGGCGATGCCGCCGCCGAGCTCCGGGCCGAACTGCTCGGCGACGACGGAGGCGACCTGGAGCAGGCCGGCCGTCAGCTTGTTCGTCGTCTGGGCCAGGCCGGTGACGGCGGAGCCCGTGGCGGTGAGGATGGTCCGGACGTTGGCGACGCCCTGCGAGCCCTGGATGTAGCCGAGGACGCCGCGCGCCGCCGACCCCCAGCCGCGGGCGATCTGTGCCAGCCCGGTCTTGAGGGGCCCGTTCAGGGCCTTGGCCGTGGCGGTGATCTGCCCCTGGAACTGGGTGAAAAAGGCGTCTTGGACGCTGTTGCGCAGCTGCTCGAACGCTGGCTTGAGCGCGCGGACCTCGCGGGCGGCGGCCTGGGCCTTGGGGCTCAGCGCGTCCAGGGAGGCCGCGAAGTCGTCCGCGTCGTCCGTGAGCGCGGACTGGAAGGCGTCGCCGACGCCGAGCGTGGCGAGCTTGAGAGCGCCCAGGGCGGCCTGGAACCCGATGACGGCCGCGGGGACGGCCGCGAGGAGACCGGCCGCCGGGGCGAGTGCGGCGACGAACTTGCCGACCGCCGTGGCGGCGCCGGCCGCCGCGATGGCGAAGGCGCCGAACTTCAGCGCCTTGACGAGGACGCCGCCCACCTTGCCGGCCAGGCCGGACAGACCGGTGAGGGTGCGTTGGAGCTGGTCCCGGTCGACGTCGATCGGGATGCGTACCGGCGGCGCGTGGTGGGTGCGCAGCGCGGCGTTGAGCCGGGTCAGGTCCGGGTCGACCCGGATGCTGATGGGCGGCAGTCGCCGCAGCGCGCGCTCCAGGAGGGCGCGGAACCGGGCGGCGTCCGCCTGGGCCGGTACGGTGACCGCGCCGAGCGCCCGCAGGTCCCGGCGGAGTTGGGCAGCGAGACGGGTTGTGTCCGGCTCCACCCGCACCTGGGCGACCAGGCCGCGCAGCGCCCGGTTGAGCCGGGCCTGGAACCGGGTCGTGTCCGGGGAGACATCGACCGTGGCCGACAGGCGACGCAGGGCCCGCTGGAGCCGCGTCTCGAAGCGGGTGACGTCCGGGGCGAGATCGACCGTGGCGACCAGGCCGCGGAGCGCCTGGGTGACCCGGGTCTGGAACTCGGCCAGGTCCGGGGAGACGTCGACCGTGGCGACCAGGCCGCGGAGCGCCTGCTGAATCCGCGCCTGCAGGCGGGTCGCGTCCGGGGCGAGATCGACGGTGGCGACCAGGCCGCGCAACGCCCGCTGGACGCGGACCTGAAGACGGGTCGCGTTCGGGGAGACGTCGACGGTGGCCGACAGGCCACGCAACGCCCGCTGGAGCTGTGCCTGGAACCGGGCGGTATCCGGTTCCACCCGTACGGAGATCGCGGCAGTCAGGCCCCGCTGGATGTTCCGGCGGATCTGCTGGCCGATGTTGCGGGTCGCGCGTTCCAGGGCGTTCTGGATCCGCTGCCCGAGCTCCTGGGCGTCAGCGACCGCAGACGTGTCGTCCAGGTCGATCGTGATGCGGGCTGAGCCGTAGTCCTCTTCCTCGCCAGCCACCGGGCAACCTCACGAAGTGAGCGTTGCCCGGCCCTTAACCAGTCGGCGAGCGGCCAGGGCGCGCGGCCCGGCCTGAGTCCAGATTATCCGTTACGGCCGCCGGTGACCTGGGCGTCTTCGGCGGTCACTGCGGCCATGAGGGCCTGGGCCTGGTCCAGGCGCATCCCCCGCGCGGCTGGCCGGCCCGTCGTGGCTCCGGCGCGGCGCGCGCTCGCGGGCGGGGCGTACAGCGTGGCCCGGTTGCGGGCGCGTTCCCCGTCGTCCTTGGCGGCGCTGTCCATGGAGGCCTCGGCGGCGGCGAGCATCGTGCGCAGGCGCCAGGTGTGGGCGTCTACCCCTTCGAGCGCGAGCGCGCCGGTCCACCCCTCCCAGCCCGCTGCGATGCTTTCGCAGAGCCGCCAGACGACCCAGTAGGGCGGGCGTCCGCGCCACCTCCGTACAGCTCGGTGACCCACTCCATGAGCTGCACCAGGATGCGGTCCGGCATCGGCATGGCCCACTTCACCCGCGCCCCGTCCGCCTGGCCCGCGGCCTGCTCCGCCTCGCTCTCGTCCTGGTGGGTGCTCAGCACCACGCCGTCCTTGACGACTTCCAGGGCCATGAACCGCTGGGCGTCCTCCTGGAGCATCAACTGGGCGAGGAACCCGCGCAGGCCCCGGGCGGCGCCGCGCAGCTTCTTCGGGTCCAGCGTCGACAGGTCCTCCAGGTCGATGCCCTGGGCGGCCATCTGCGCATCGCGCAGGCTGCCGAACGCGTCCATGAACTCGTCGCCCATGACCTCGGGCTCGAAGCGGAGTTCCGTGCCGTTGACGGTGGCGACGTGGGGTTCGGTGTTGAACGAGAAGTTCTTGCTTGCCACGGGGCGTGTCCTTGTCTCCCGCGCCTCGCCCGGCCCTCAACCAGTCGGCGTGAGGATCAGGGTAGCCGTTGGTGCAGGACCTCCCTCGACTACATACCAGCCGTCGGCCCGACGGTGTTCAAGGGACTAAGCTCCGTGCGACATGATGCCTTGCCGTGGAAGCCGAAGTGATTAGCGAATTGCTGGGGCTTGCCGAGAATCAACAGCAAGTCCCAACAACGCCGCCCAGCGCGTGCCGTATCAGCTCCCCGTCCTTCCTGGGCACCGCCAGGTCATACGTCCCAGCGCCCGTAATGAGTTCGTATCGCTCGAACTTCCGGGCCAGGCGTACCTTCCCGGCCGCCGGCTTCAACCGGAACGGTTCCTGAAGGGTCGCACTCCGGCCTCCTCGCGCGTCGTTCCAGACCGGCGCCTCACCGGCAGCGACCCGAAGGTAGCCCTGCCTCAGCCTCGCGATCTCCTTGCCCTTACCGACCGAGACCCTGACCGTCCCGCCGATGCTCTTTGTGAACCCAACAATCCGTAGCGGCTGGCCGGCCTCGAAGTCCGCGATGTCCCCCGCGGGTGTGCGGCGCCGGATCCGCGCCCAGCGCAGCAGCACGTCCACCAAGGTCTCGGTACCGGCGGAACGTCGTTCCGCGCGCGAGCCCGTCACTTTCCCTCCCACGTCGCCAGGACCGCGTCTACGAATTCCCGCGGCGGCTGGTAGCCGTGGTCCGCCGCATAATGAATAACCAGTGCCGGGGCGGCGTAGACACAGCCTTCACCGCCCCACACGTGGACCTCTCCGCTGCCGATGAACTCGTCTCGGAACCGGACGTTCTTCCGCGCTTCCTCAAAGGTCGGGCAGAAGTCGCAGATATGCATGCCCCGGTAGACGTTCACCTTGTCCTTGGCTAGCTCTAGGAGGGCCTCCACAAATCCCTCGGGGACGTCACCCCGGGGGAACTCGTGTCCCTCGGCAAGCCACCCCACGTTCAGCAAAGACGCTCCGGACCCGGCGCGCTGGCCCGTCTCATCCTGGTCGGCCGAGTCCTCGTACGGGCTGAGGTCCTTGTAGTACGCCATTGCTCACCTCCTGGGTCATGTGCTCGCGGAAACGCTGATCGATCTGCCGTAACAATTCTGTTCGTTCGCTACGCGCGCTCGAACCGCTGCGGCAGTTCGCCGGAGTCCCACATACGATCGAGCCTTCCGAAGAAAAGATCGCTGTCGGATTCCATGTCGATCCTCTCCGCGCGGGACAGCGCGGCCAGGGGATCCGTGAAAAGCAACCCTGTCGGTCTCGGGCCCGTGTTTCCACTGAAGTGCCGACAGGCGGCACACCACGTGTAGCTGATGACGGTCTCCCGGCCAGGTCCGCGGTCGGAGGCGTACATATAAGTCCGAACCGCAGTGTTTCCGCAGACTGGGCACACCCGTTCCCTCGGCTCGTCGATGAACCGCGGCCCGACGCCCAGTGCCTGGACGTGCCTCCAGTCATAAGATTTCACGGGTCGCCCTCACCTGTCCTGGATCGCTTCACCGGCCTGATTTCCTGTTGAAGAGTTCAAGCATTCTCAGTCCGTATGCCTCTGCGGCAGATTCCTTGCCACCGAAGTCGGCCGTACCCATCGAGACAAAGCTCTGGTGATGATAAGCCTCGTGGAAGATCGTGAGGACGGCGGTGTCCATGTCGGCGAGGCCCGCGTCCGAGATCTGGATCACCGGTCGCCCCCGGGGGCCCAGTTCCGGCGCACCTCCCGGGTGCGGGCTGTAGCCGTACGCGACCAGGCCGTCCGGCGTCGTGATCTCTGGGACATGCACGATGTCGAAGTGGTCCACGCTCATGCCGACTCGCCCCAACGCCATCTTGACGTGCTTGACGCTCACGCCCCCCTTCTGACCGCCGGGCGCCTTCTGGGAGCTCCCTCGGTACGCGCCCGCTGTACGGACACCGTTGCTGGCCGTCGACGCCGCGTCCGAGCTGGCGGCAGCCGCACCAGACGATTCTGCCGCCTCGGATCTGACAGCCGTCTTCGCCCCCTTGACCACGGCCGCAACACCCAGCCCAGCGGCGCCCGCAGCGCCCGCGATCACGGCCCCGCCTTCACCGATCACTCCGGCCGCCGCTCCCGTTACCGCGGCTCCAAGGCCCCCGATCTCGGCCCCGGCCGTGAAGCCCTCGGCGCCTGCCACCAGGACGGCGCCGCACACGCCGGCCGTCGCCGCCACGCAGGCGACCGCGCCGACGACCACCGCAGTTGCGACTACGGCCGCAAGTACCGGGTGCCGCTCGACCGCGTGGTACGCCTTGTGGACGAAGCTGGATGCGTGGCAGGAGAGCGACCAGCCGCAGCTGTGGTGGGAGCTTCCGCCGCCACCGCCGCCGCCACCGCCGCCACCACCGCCGCCACCACCGCCGTTGTCGTTGTCGAGGAAGGAGGTTCCGGAGGTGTCGTTGCCGCCCGTGTTGCAGCCGCCCGGGTCGAGAGCGCAGTTGCCACCCCCGTCAAGCGTCAGCCCGCTGGGGTCGCTGCCGGTGAGCGGGTTATCGGCAGCGTAGGTGTAGCCGTCGATCTGCTGGGCGTCGGCCAGCTCCAGGACTGGATCGTCCGAGACGAAGCGGCCGATCGTCGGGTCGTACTCACGGGCGCCGAGGTGGGTGAGCCCGGTCGTGGCGTCCACCACCCCGTTCACGAAGCCCGTGTCGCCGAGCCACGATCCCGCAGCCGGTTGTGTACCGCGCGGGTTGCCGAACGGGTCCAGGCGGCGCCGGGTGATTGCCTGTGTCGTGGCGTCCACAGAAGTCTCGGCCGTGTTGTGCACGTCCGTGACCTGCCATTGCAGGCCGCCGGAGCTCGTGCGCACCGCCACTGTCTGTCCCGCCCAGGAGTAGTAGCGCGTACCCGTGGTCGTCGTCGCCCCCTTGGCGAGGTGGACCTCCGTGTCCCCCAGATACAGCGTGGTTCCCGAGTCGTCACGCAAGAGGAGGCGGTTGCCGTCAGCGTCGTACAGGTACGAGGCCGCCGTCCCGTCCACGTTCGTCACCTTCGCGAGGTGGCCTTCGCTGTCCCAGTCCAATATCTGGGTCTTGCCGTTCAGCGTGCGGGTGTGGGTGTTGCCCGCGCCGTCGTACGAGTAGCTGTTCTTGGTCGTCGTGGAGCCCGTGGTTGTCGTCGACGACGACAGGGTGTGCGGCTGGGCATCGCCCTTCGGCGGATACCCGTACGACGTCGAGGTGTCGGAACCGCCCGCTGTGGTCGCGTGGTCAACGTCGGTCTTGCGATTGCCCAGGTCGTCGTAGTCGTACTTGTGCCAGTACGGCGCCGGGCCGCCGAGGACCGCCGTGGACGCGGCGGCGGCACAGCCGTCGGTGGCAGTCCAGGCCTCGGTGAGCCGGTCGTGGCCGTCGTAGCGGTAGCACTGCACGTCGTCGGTGCTGTCGGCGTGCGTTGCGACCTTGGTCGGGTTGCCCGCGTCGTCGTAGGTGTACATCGTGTCCTGGACGGGGGCGCTCTGCACATCATCCGTGACCAGTTCACGCCGGAGGCGGCGGGTGCCGTCCTCGTACGTGTTGCTGATCTGGAGCCACTTGGCGGTGTCCGAGGAGGAAACCCCCAGCGTGATCTGGCTGATGTCGCTCAGCTTGGTGTAGTCGGTGTTCTGGACGTAGCCGGTGGCGCCATTCAGCGTCGTCGGCATGCTCAGGTCGTTGTAGCCGTACTCCAAGGACTCGGCGGGCAGTCCGCCGGCCGCCGGGTCGGAGGTGACCTGGATGGTGCCGTCGAGGTTGTAGCCGGTCGTCGACGTGTACTGACCGGCCAGTGCCTCCTCACCGGTGACCGAGGGGATGGTGACGCGGGTCAGGGTCGGCCGGTAGAGGGAGTCGTAGGCGCCGATCTGGCTGATGTACGCACTGCCGGACGAGCCGCCGACGTACCGGATCGCCGACGTCGGCTGCCCCTTGGCCACCGAGTCGTAAGTCCACTTGGCCAGTTCGTGCGCTGCGTCCTTCGTCTTGCCGTCGTACATGTCGGTCTTGCGGCCGAGAATGTCGTAGCTGTAGCTGAGCGTCTTCTCGTCGGCCGTACCGAGCGCCGTCGTGGTCGTGGCGACCCGGTCCAGTTCGTCGTACGTCGTCTGCGTCGTACCCGCGTCGGGGTCCGTCGACGTCGTCTTGCGGCCCATCAGGTCGTAGCCGTACGACCAGGTGTTGCCGTCGTCGTCGACGACCTCCTTGAGCCGGCTCTTCGCGTCGTAGTGGTACTTGATGGACGTGTAGGTCCCGGTCGGGGTGCCGTCATCGTACTGCCGGGTCTCGGTGGTGCGCCCGAGGGTGTCCGTGAGGGTCGTCGTCGCGATGCCGCCCTGGGGCGGGGTGACCGTGACGCGGTCGCCGCCGTACGTCGTCGACGTCGTCCAGTGCTTGTCACCAGGGGCGTAGAAGTCGGCCGCCGTGGCGCGGCCCGCGCCGTCGTAGGTGGTTAGGGTCTGGGACGGGACTGCGGAGGTGATGTTCGCCAGGGTTCCGGACGGGGAGGTGTTGTCGGTGTAGTCGGTGTCCGCCTCGACTGGCAGGCCGCGGCTGTCGTACTTGGTCTCGGCGATGACCCGCCCGCCGCCCGGTGCCGGAGTCTGGGTCTGGCGGGGGCGCAGCAGCGCGTCGTAGAGGGCGTACGTCGTGTCGTAGGTCGAGCCGTCGTTGTTCAGCTTGCCGGTTGAGACCGCGGAGGCAGCGGTGTTGGAGATCGAGTACGTGTACACCAGGCTGGCGGACTGCCCAGAGGACTTGTTGCGGTTGGCCAGCCACAGGCTGGTCAGGCGGCCGAGGCCGTCATATGCGTAGTCGGTGCGCTTGTTGTTGGGGTCGACGACCGAGGTGGCGAGGCCGCGTGCAGGGTCGAAGGTGGTGGTGGTCGAGTAGAGCTTCGCGTCCTGCGTGACCGTGCTGGTCAGCGGGCCGCCGGTGGTCGGGGTGTAGGTGGTTTTGCTGACCGTCGTCCCGTCCGCGTCTTGGACGGAGTCGACTCGGCCCTGGGTGTCGTAGTGGCTGGTGGAGACGGTCTGGTAGACGGGGCTGCCGTTGCTGTACGAGGACAGGCGCTGTGTCGACGTTTCGTCGCCGAGGGTCGGGGCGGTGCCGTAGGTCTGGCTGTCGTAGAGGGTGCGGACGTCGGAGATCACGTCGTCGGGGCGGGTGGTGTTGGCGTCGCAGGGCACGTCGACGGTCTCGACCCGGGTGGGGAAGGCCATCAGCCAGTCGGTGGTGTTGTTGGCGATCGTGGTGCGGGTGCATTGCTCGTCGCCTTGGGCGGCCGTGTCGCCCTGGTCGTCGACTGTCAGTGCCGCACCGGTCGTCGGGTCGTACGTCGTCGAGACCAGCGTGTTGCGGGGGTCGCCGGAGGACAGATCAGTACGGGAGTGCACGGCCGCAGGGCGGGTGAAGTAGCTGCTGCGGGTGCCGTCCGTTGCTGTCTGGTGGATCCACTGGTCGGTGATGGTGCCGGACACCTCGGCGGAGCCGTTGTAGGTGATCGACTCGCGGACGTTTCCGGCGAGCGGATCGTCGTCGGTCACCGAGGTCTTGGTGGAGTCGGTGACCTTGGCGCTGCGTGTGGTTCCGTCGGACTGCTTGTCGCCGTCCATGCCGCGGAAGTAGGTGGCTTCGGTCTTCGTCCGTGTGGACTGTGCGTCGCCCGTGGTCGTGGTGACGCTGCCGTAGCCGCGCCACTGCGACCAGGTCTTGCGCTTGGCGGGGGCGGTGACGTTGTCGGTGTCGTAGTGCCAGGCTGCCGGGCCGTTGTAGGTGTAGTCGGTCTCCTTCAGCGGTGCTCCGCCGGTCGGGTCGGACTCCGTGATCTGGGTGACGACGTACTTGTGGAACCAGTCCAGTTGAGGATCAGGCGTGAATGGCGGCTGCCAGTATGTGGGGAAGCAGCGCAGGGTGTCGGAGTCCGGGCTGCTGGGCATGGTCGTGCCGGCGACGCACTGTGGGTTGGAGTAGTTGACGGTGAGGACCGAGCCGGTCTCGGAGGTGATCGTCCGCACCCGCCACTTGACCAGCGCGGCGATGTCGTCGTGGGTGGTGTCGACCCGGTTGAACAGTTGGACGCCGGCGAAGGTGACCGGCGGCATGGCCGTGGTGGAGCCGTCTTTGCCGGTGCGGGTGATGGACTTCAGCCACAGGCCTGCGGAGGTGCCGTCGCCGGGGTCGGGGAAGGACTGGTCAAGAGCCCAGGTGTCGGCGTCCCGGTAGGCGGGTGGGGTTTGGCTCGCGTCCCAGATGCTGGTGGTGACGCCGGTCAAGCGCTTGCGGGAGAAGAACGTCGGTCCGGTCGCCGAGCACACTTTGCCCGAGGCACAGATCTGGTCGTAGGGGACGTCCGGCCAGTGTGCGGCGGTGGTGGAGGTGAGTGAGGAGCAGTTTTCGCTGCTGGTCACCAGGCACCGTTCGGCGGTGGTGAAGGAAACTTTCTCGGGTGCGGTGCCGAACACGGTGGAGGAGGTGATGCCGTAGTCGATCCGGCTGAGATAGCTGGCGCGGTCGTACACCGTCCCGTTGCCGGTGGTGGTGCCGTTCTCGGCGTAGTAGTTGGTCTCCTTGGTGTACCAGTACGACATCGCGTTGCCGTGCGGGTCTACGACGTAGTCCAGGTTCCAGCGCCAGGCCTGGGTGAGTGCCCGTCCGGAGAAGCTGGTGCCCTGGTCGTAGCCGGGTTCACCGGAGTCGTCGCCGAACACGGGAACGGTGTCGACGGAATTCGTGAGGGGGTTGCCGGTGGCCCAGCCCGGCAGGCGGTTCTTGCCGAAGACGTACTGGGTGCCGTCCGGGGTGGTGACCGTCCAGAACTCGCCGTCGTTGTCACCGTTCGTGGCACCGGTGGAACGCACCACCCGCTCGCCGTCGTCGGTCTTGGCGTGCCAGTCGCCGGTGGTCTTGTCCTTGATGAGCGGGCTGGACTTGCCGCCGAGGACCAGGGTGGCGTTGTCGTTTGCCCAGCACTCGTCGTTCTTGCCGGTCTGTCCGTCGTCGTCGCAGGAGTCGTATGAGCGTTCGATGTATCCGGTGGTGAGGTCGAAGCCTTCGCCGACCCAGGACGGCTGGTTGTTGGTGGACGGCAGCCGCCCGTCGACGCTCTGCGCGTCGTAGGTGAGAGCCAGGTTGGGGGACGGACCGCCGTTAGACGGGGGTACCGGAAGCGGGTACGACCAGGTGAAGTCACCGCTGGAGCCGCCCGCGCTCCAGGAGGCGGACGGGTTGAGGGGGGTCGCCTGGAAGGAGCCCGTTCCGGACTTGGCGGCGGCGGTCGCGGCGAGGGCCGTCACAGCGGAGGCACTGACGGCGGTGGTGGCCGTGAGGGTGTGGTGTGTGACGTCGTTCTGGGTAGCAATCGGGGTCGTGGCCTGGCACTTCTTGACGCTGGGGGTGGTGAGCGCGCAGGCGGGCAGACGCATCAGGGTCAGCCGGGAGGCGTAGTCGCCGCCGTAGGCGTGGGCGAAGCCGGAGTAGTCCAGGGTCACCCGGGTCTTGCCTGTTCTCTGGCTCCCGTCGGCGCGGGCGAGAGACAGTACGGTGCCGTTGATGCCGAGGGCGGCTGCGGTGCGGTGTGCAGCCACCTTGACTGCCACCTTCGCCGGGGCTGCGCCGGTGGTCGGCGCGCTCACCTGGACCCGCATGCCGCCCACCGAAGTGGCCTGGGCACGGGTCTTCTCGGCTGCCACGGGCACCGTGACAGCGGACGCGGTCGGCCAGTGTGCCGGCTGCGAAATCTGCCTCGCGGTACGGGTGGCGGCCGCTTTGGCCGGGTCCTTCCTCGTGGCCTTCTTGGCCTTGAAGGGCACCGCGGTGCCGTTCTTGACATCCGGTGCGTGCACCGTGTGGTGCCCGTGTGGCTGGGTTGCCCACACCGCCGGGGCGGTGCCCAGTCCCGTGGCCACCAGGGCGCTCGTGGTGACAGCGACGACCCACAGCCGTGTCCGCCGTAGCCCATCCATGACTGCTCTCCCGTTTCGTGTGAAAGTCCGCTGAGGTTCGGTCACGCCCGCCGTGTCGGCGGGATGGTGCTACAGCGGGATGGGCGCTTCGGTGTTGTACATCTGGTCGATGTCGGTGTCGGACATGACGCCGGTCCACACCCGTACGTCGTCCACGAGGCTGTGCGCGTAGTCGCTGTACGCGCCGGTGCTGATCCGACCGCGGCCGATGTTGAAGGTGCCGGTGGCTTGCCAGGGCGTGTCGAAGACGACGCCGTCCCCAGTGCTGTCGTCGGTGTCGGTGTCGCCCTGAGCCCCTTGCCGGACTCCATTGACGTAGAGGAACAGCTGGTGGTGGGCACCGTCGTAGACGCCGGTCAAGAGCGTCCAGGAACCCGGGTCCACGAGTTGGGCGGATGCGATATCGGCGGGCACCTTGACGACCGAGGCGCTGGTGGTGTCGGCGCTGGTGCGGCCGAACACCCACATGCCCTGAGTGGAGCCCGCCGCCTGGTCGTACCACAGGCCCCAGGAGTCGCGTACGCCGCCGGACTGGGTGGCGATCCTCATGTGATGGGCCACGCTCGTGTCGGACAGGGCACCCGTGTCGAGGTTGGCCCAGGCCGCCACGGTGAAGTCGCCCTGGGAGTCCACGATCGGGCCGGAGGCCGTGGCATTGGCCGTCGAAGTGCCGTTCAGGGACAGCACGTTGCCTTTACCGCCGTCGGTGTCCGTGGTCCAGGTTCCGCCGGAGGCGACGGTGGCGGTGTGGCCGTATCCCGAGGAGTCCGAGGCCGTCGTGCCTGAGGTCTCCCCCATGCCCCAGTCCGCAGCGAGAGCCGGCTGTGCGTGGCCCGTGCTCGCGTTCGTCATCGCCTGGAGGTCGGCGATCTCCTCCTCGGACAGGATCCGGTTCCAGGCGGTCACCTCGTCCACCTGTCCCGGGAAGTAGTCGGTGAAGGTCCCTCCTGCCTGACCGCGGGCGATCTGCAGCCCGCCGGTGGCCTGCCAGGGAGTGGTGAAAGCGACCGGATCGCCTTGTGGCACGCCGTTGACAAAGAGCTGGATGGTCTGCTCCTGCGCGTCGTACACACCCATCAGATGCGTCCAGACTCCGACCGCCGGGGTCATCGTCGAGATGGAACGGACGATGGTCGGCGACGCAACGTCCGAGGTGTACCGGTTGAAGATCCACGCCTGATAAGAGGTCGAGTAGTACAGCGCGAATGCTGACCCGTTGACTCCCGACTGCGCGACGGCCACAGCATTGTGGGCGTTGCCGGTCAGGCGGACCCAGGCAGCCACCGTGAAGCTCTTCGTCGTGTCCAGAGCAGAGGAGTCCGTCGTTGCGTATGCGGCCGCGCCATCGCCCTGAAGGGCTTTGCCGAGCCGGGCCTTGTCGCTCCAGGTTGCTCCACTCTTCAGGGTCGCGTTCTTGCCGTTCACGGAGTCAGCCGCAGTGGACCCGGTGCCCTCGTCCATCGACCACTGATCGACCGGACCGGCGCCCGGCGCCACCTTGAAGGAGTAGGTGTAGCTGAGCGACCCGTTGCCCGCTGCGTCCCAGGTCTGGACGGTCAGGGTGTTCACGCCTCGCACATCCGGCGCCAGGGACACCGCGTAGCTGGTGGTCGCGGTGGTGAAGGTCTTGGTCCGCACCGGGTTGTCGTTGAGCTGGTACGTGTACTTGACCACGTCCGAAGCCCCGTTGGCCTTGAGCGTGAATGGCGCGGGCGCGCCCACGCCGCCGTAGGCCGTGCAGTCGTCCGGGTTGTCCGGGCTTGCGCACTCCTGGTACGTCGTGGAGTCGACGTCCGGCTGCACCGGCGCCAAGGAGTCGATCCGGAACCAGCAGCCGGCGGTCCAGCCCGAGTACATGTAACCGGTGATGCCGTCGAAGGAGTACTTGTACTGGCTGCGGGCGCGGAACCAGTATGTCTGCCCGTTCGTCAGCGCCGGGGTTGTCCAGGTGCTGGTCGTCCCGGAGGTCGTGTAGGCCGATGGGCTGCCCGAGCCGGCCAGCGGGTCGGTGGCGTCGGCGTCGTACTTGTACACCTCGAAGTTGGGCCGCAGCGTCGACTGCGAACCGTCCGCCGACTTCGGCGCCGCACCCAGCGTGGGCGTCGTGTCCCGGATCACGGCGGCCGTGGCGCGGGTCGTCGCACACGCCAGGTTCGGGTTGGACAGCTTCACCCCCGTCGGTGCGGACGGCTTGGACACGAAGGTCACCGACAGGGTGGGCTTGTGGTCCGACGGGGAGGCGAACTGCTTCCAGGCAATGTCGTCGCCTTCGTCGGCGGCTCTTAGCCCGAGTGTGGTGGTCGAGGACGACTGCCCAGCGGTGTAGCTCACGGCGTCTGTGGCATCGAAGTCGACATTCCCACCGGGGCAGGAGGATGAGTAACCCTTGGCGGTGCTGACGGAGTCCACCTGGGCGGACCAGGCCGGCTGTGCCGACCACTTGGTGCTGGAGGAGATGGTTCCCGTACGCCACAGTTGCACGGCCTTGTCGGTGCAGTTCGCCGACCACACCTCAAGCGCCGTGAATGTCGCCGAGAGGATTTTCTTGCCGCCAAGGGTGTGTGTGTCGAACTGATACAGCGAACGCGCCTTCTTGTTGTCCACCCACGCGTCGTAGCCGACACCCAGCGCGTGCGAGGTCTTCCAGAACGAGGTGTCCGGCGAGCTCGTCCACACCGTGGTCCACCCCGACAGCGACGCACTGGTCGTCTGGGGGTCGAGCACCACGGGGTAGGTGGTGTCCGGGTCGTCGAGGAAAGCCTGGTCCGGCTTGAACGTCAGCGCGTCGTCCGAGGCGGTCACGTCCATGGCGGTCGCGCGGGCGCCGGGGAGGGGTCCGTCGAGGGCACCGGCTTCGGCAACGGCCGTACGCAGGGCGGCGGTCGACACCGCGTACGAAGTGCGCGACGCCGTCGTGGCCGCCGCCGAGGTCCCGGAGGTGGTGGCGGACGTCGAGGAGTCGTACATCAGCGCGCTGCCTGTGGTGAACACTGGCTGTCCCCCGGCGTCGACGAAGGCCGCGCCCCCGGAGTGGGTGTCGTACGCGGAAACGCCGTCGACCGAGACGGGGAAGCGGACGCTCGCCAGATCCGGATCGGATGCTGCCTCGCGGGACTTGACGACCAGGTTCTCGCTGAAGCCGTCCGCCGTCGCCTTGACCACCAGGTCTGTACCGGGCATGACATCTGGATACGTGGCCGTGGAACCGGAGAGCGTGGGCGGTGGCAACGTCCAGGGCGAGCCGACACTGTAGGTCTTGCCGTCCTTCGTGATGCGCGCCAGGGGGTAGTGGGCACCGCCCCCGGAGAAGGAGATGTCCACGGGGACGGCCTTCGGCACAAGCTCGCCGGAGGAGGTCGTCGCGAGATCGGTGTCGACGGGCACCCAGCCCGATGCCTGCCGCACGCGCACCGCTTCGGCGTCGAACTCAACGGTGAATGTGCCGTCCGGCTGCGCCATGACCAGTTGCGTGGGCGTCGTCTCGGCATCAACCGGAACGGACAAACCCGACAGCGCCGCCTTTTGCGACGCGGCCGCCTCGGGCGACAGGTCACTGTCGACAGCCGACGGCGCGTCACCGGTCGTCGCCTGCGCAGCAGCCGCCTGCACGCCGACGGTACCGACCAACTGAACGATGAGCACGGATGCCGCCAGCCAGACCCGGCGCCCTCGCACCCGCTCGGCACGTCGTCCCCTAACAGCACGGCAAAGCATCCGAGTTGACCTCATGTCCCCCACTCCGCAGTCACACGATTTCCACAGCCGCAAGATCAAAACCCAGCAGATTTCACCTGTCAACCACATGCAGACTGAGCAGATTTCGCCGAATCCACGCACGACGCCCGAACCGCACGCCACCTTGAGGCAAAGAGGGGAAAATTTAGCCAAAAGAAACAGAGATCAACTGGTCATCAAATGGAAATCTCCGCCCACAAAGAGAGGGTGTACCCTCAAGCCAAAACCAGGAAATGACAAATTGGAAGAAAATTAGAGGTAAAGCGATAGGCGTGTCGGCGGGCACCCCAACTAGAAATCGCGTCTGCCCACGCGCCCATGGCTCCGGTGCCCTAGTTGGCGACCCGACAGCACCTCAACTCAGCAGTGCAGTCGTCGCTACCGCCCCAGGTGGAGCGCCTCGGCTAGGAAGTTGTTGGGGCGGGTGCCCGGGTGACGCACCAGCTTGGTGAACACGACGTCCCCGCCCACCTCGAACCGCAGGAAGTTGCGGCGGCGGGGTCTGATCAGGTGCGGGCGGGTGCCGTCCAGGACCAGGCGCACCTTGGGGTGATCGCAGATGATGACGCCCTGGAGGCCACGCGGCCCCTCCTGGATGTCGGTGCTGATGAACTCGCCCATGCTGTCCGGGGCCTCCGCCCTGGCGATCCGGGCCACCCGCTCCACGCGCTGCTCCAGCTTGCGCCGGGCGATCCCACCACGAGCCCGCAGCAGCCGTGCCAGGGCGCCCTGGTCCAGGCGTACCTCCACGCTCACGGCGTGATCTCCGAGGGGCACAGACAGCCCGGCAGCGCCACCGTGACGCGCTGCTCCAGGCCCACGCACCCGCCCTGCGGGCCCACGGTGCGCTGCTCGCCGACGAACACCACCCGGCCGCGCCGCTGGTCGCCTGTCGTGGGCAGGCAGCACTCCAGGGCGTTGCGCACGACCACCATGTCGATGTGCAGGACGCGGGCCGCCTCCCCCAGCGCATCGCAGGGCGGCGGACAGCCGCCCTCGTCGAAGGATGGGGCGCAGCGCAGCAGGGTGACCACGAGTTCCACGGCCATGGCGGCCGGCGGCGTGCACAGGGTCCGGCCCCGGGCGGCGGCCGCGGGCAGTGTGCGGTCCACGGTGGGGAACTCCGTGGACGGGTACAGCCGCGCCACGTTGACCGTCAGCTGCCCGCCGGCCCCGCCCCCGGGGCTCTCGTTGCACGGGTCATCGCAGGAGTCCCACGCGGCCGTGCCGGGCACCAGACAGCTCCGACAGGGGCATCCGGGCTGACCGTCCACCTGCCCGGCTGCATCCTGGAGAGCCGCGCAGACACACGCCAGCACGGCCTCCGCCGCCTCTTGGACGGCGTTGAGCTGCAAAGCCATTGTCAGACCTTCCCGTTACGGTCGAATCCGACATAGCAGACCCCCAGGACAGCGGTGGGCGCCGCCCCGGGGGCATCGCCGACTGACAAGGAGTCGACATGTCCGAGAGTACGCGCTGTACCGTGGTCGAGGACGGCGCCAGATGCGCCGCAACGCCGAGGGCGCAGGGCTTGTGTAACCGGCATTACATCCGCTGGCGTCGGACCGGCGACCCGCTCGGCGTGCTCCAGCCGGGCCGCCCTCCCCAGAGCGTGGAGGACGTGGTGGCCCGGGCCCTGGCGATCCCGGCGAACGCCAACGGTTGCCGCATCACCACCGGTGTCTTCGCGACCGCGCGCGGGGGGTACCCGCAGGTGAGCATGGGCAACAAGCGCGTCCGCGTCCACCGGCTGATGCTGGAGCAGGCGCTGGGCCGCCCCATCGGTCCGGGACTGGAGGCGTGCCACACCTGCGACACTCCGGCGTGCTGCGAGCCGTCCCACCTGTTCGAGGGCACGTCGGCCGCCAACCAGGGCGACAAGGTCGCGAAGTCGCGCCAGGCGTGGGGGACGCAGGTCAACACGGCGAAGCTGACGCCGGACCAGGTAAAGGCGATCCGCGAGGCGTACCGCTCGGGCGCCCGCTACCCGAGCCCGCACAGCTCCAGGTCCCTCGGCGAGCAGTACGGCGTGCACCACTCCACCATCCGCGAGGCGGCGAACGGCGGTAACTGGGCGCTCCTCAGCTGACGTCACGGCCATGTCGTCTTCCGGGGGCGCTGGTAATCCACGGAGTACACCCGGGACGGACGGGTAAGCCGTCCCGGGTTCACCGTCATCAGCCACAGGTCCACCTCCTGAACCCCGGTCAGGCCGCTGCTGTAAAACACCGTGGGGTCGGGCATCTCCATCTCGACGCCCTGCCGCTGAAGTCTGGTGATCTTGTTGTTCGCGCGGCATCCACACGAGCCGTTCCCCCCGCACCCCTTCAACAGGTGACACGTCATGGCCGAGACGGCCGCGATCGCGGAGTCGTCCGGCTCGATGCCCCACCGGTAGGTGACGGTGAACGTGCCCTCGGTGCCCTCCGGTTCGGTGAGCTGCTGGCACTTCGGCCAGCACTCCCCGCCCAGGCGCACGAGCAGGCTCGGCGCGTCCACCCGGTACTCCACCCCGGGCACCAGGTCCTGGCCGTCCACGTTGACCCGCACCACGGAGTGGACGGGCCCGCCCAGCTTCACCTCGCACAGCTCCGAGCAGGAGCAGCCCCTGGGGCGGCAGCCGCACGCCGACGCGTTGCGCCACTGGCCGTCAACGCCGATGTACGGCACCCACGGGCCCAGGCCCGCCCCGGCCTGGAACGAGACCGGGGCGAAGTCCAGGCACGCCTGGCGGCACGGCCGTACGGTCACCTCGCACAGGCCGATACGGCGACCGGACAGGCGCCACAGGATCTGTGTGGCCACGCGCTGCCACCGCTCCACCTTGTCCGGGTCCACGCCCTCCACGTCGCAGCACAGGTCAACCGGCCACGGGTCACACGCGGTCGTCTGCAGCGGCATTGCCCACCTCCTGGGCGTCAGGTACGCGGCAGCCGCGCGGTTGGGCGCCGCGCGGCTGCTCGGTGGTTACCAGGTCAGGCCGGAACGGCGACGTAGTCACACGACGGCGCCGGCGGCTCGATGGTGGTGATGAACGTGCGGCGGTGGCAGTCCGCGTCCAGCGGGGTGAGGAGCGGCCCCGGTGTGTTGGCGGCGTCGGCGGCGACCACGTCGTACGGGCCGACGCCCCAGTTACCGCCGGTCTTGGTTGAGCCGGTGACCTGGAGGGTGACCGCCTCGCTGCCGATCTCCAGGTCGCCCAGCACGCCGTTGCTGACCCACGGCAGCAGGAAGTAGATCCACTGGCCGGTAGCGCCGGCCACGCACGCCTCGCCGAGGACTTCCGCCCACAGCTCCACGGCGAAACCCGTGTCGCACTTCACCGAGCAGGTGTCGAACCCGATCGGCTTGCCGTCCCAGCCGAGCACCACCGGCTGGCCGGTGAGGATCTCGATCAGCTCCGGGGAGACGGAGAAGACGTTCAGCTCGAGGTCGAAGCCCCTGAAGGTGGGGCAGCCCTTCTTGAAGCCGCAGACGCGCCCGTTGGCCGCCTTGTACTCGATGTCGTCGCCGTCGTCGCTGTTGTTGTTCATCGCCAGGGACGAGAAGCAGTCGAAGACGTATCCGTTTTCCGGGCCGGCGATGGGGTTGCCACACTGGTCAACCCGGGTGATCCGCATGGTGTCCGCGTTCGCGATGAGCGGGCAAGACATGCCGTGACCTCCTACATTCAGGAAGTCCGGCCCTCAACCAGCGACGTGTGTCCGGCCCGAAGCCAGCGACGGTGTCAGTTTAGCGGTGGCCGTGGTGAGTAGCCGGGCCGCTGCGTACGGGTGCGTTGATCCGGGCCTAGGGGGCTGCGGCGTGGGCGTGGACGGTGACGCCGGCGGCGGGGGCACCGACGGCCAGGACCCCGATCCCGAGGAGCGTGATACCGGCCGCCGCCTGGACGTTCACCGTCGTCGCCGCGGCCGAGTTCGCGGTGATCGTGTGGGAGCGGAACGCGCTGGTGCCCTGGACGCCCACGGTGACGACCGGAGGCACGGAGAACGCCCCAGCGGGCCACGTGAACACCGCGTTGCCGCTGGCGTCGGTCACCACGGTCTGACGCTCGACGCGGCCCGAGGTGGGCGTGTAGTCGCCGCTGGTCGCCATCTCCAGGACCGTCCCGGTCAGATCTCGCGGGTGGACAGGACGAGGAAGTCGCCCCCGGCGATCCCGGTGAATACGAACGCGTCGGCCAGGCGCTCGCCGTTCTTGCCGCCCTGGTCGACGGACCAGGTGCCCGAGGAGCCCGCCGGGAAGGGAACGGCCGGGTCCCCGCCGATGGCCACGGTCGGCGCGCCCGCGAACACGATCAGCGTCACACTCCTCGCGCCGGCCGTGATGGTGACGTTGCCCGCGCCGGTCTGCCTCTGGGCCTTGCTGTCGATCTGGGGGGTCGGGGTGACGCCGCACCGTACGACCGTGCCCGTGGCCACGTAGGCGGTGGTGCCGTCCAGGGTGGTGTCCGACACGGCAGGGGCGCCGGTGCCGGTGGTGGTGTAGTGCCGCAGGAACGGCGTACTGCTCCCGTCCGGCTGGGTGTCGCACAGGATCTCGTACTCGGCGTCCACCGCCGCCGCGGCGGAGACGCTTCCGCTGGTCCCGGACAAGGCTGGCTCCTTTGTGAGTTACGCGATACGCCGGTAGCGCAGGGTCGTGCGCCCGTTGGCGTTGGCGAGGATGGACGCCGTCGTGGCCGTCCCCGTGTTGTTGGTGCGTGCCCCCTCGACGCGGATCGTCGTGGGCTGGATGACCGTGTACTCGACCTGAATCGGACTCGTGCAGTTGTGGCCGCTGCTCACGGCCGCGTTCGAGCTGTTGACGTTGACCTGCGCGATCAGCACCTCGCTGTCGGGGACGACGATCCCGGCCGTCACGTCGAAGAGGCGGGCGCTGACCCAGACGTTGGACGGGTCGACGGCCGCGACGGAGGCCCGGACCGTCGCGTCCAGTTGGTACGTTCCGGCCGCGGGGAGCAGCACGGACAGGCCTGTCGCCAGCCACGCCCCGCTCGCCGACGAGACGAGGTCCAGGACCGTGGCCAGGCTCGCGATGCCGTGTTCGGTGAGGCGCGTGCTCGCGCCGGTGCCGGTCACGGCGTGTCCCCGACCGGCCCGGTCCAGCGGGCCGTCACGCGGGTGCGGCCGTCCTGGTTGCTGACGACGGAGGACACCCCGGACTGGCCGATCTGGTAGGCGTGAAGGGTGATCTGGTCCCCCGCCGTGAGGTTGATCATGAAGCTCGCGGTGCCGGTGTTCTGCGCGCCCGCCGCGGATCCGGACGCCTGGCCGCGCGAGAGGCCGACGACCATCACCTCCGAGCCGCCGATCAGCGTGCCGTTCCGGAACAGTGACGCCACCACGTACTGAGCGATGGCCAGGTTGGCGGGTAGCTGGACGCCCCCGCGCACGTGATAGGTGACCTCCCACACCCCGGAGCGGGGGGCCACCAGCGGAGCAACCTCGGTGACCTCCTCCCACACCCGGTCCGCCGCGCTGAGCGTCCGGGAGCCGCCCGCTCCCCACGTGGTCTGTGCCCACGAGCCGTCCACGCCGAGCGTCCACGTCTGCGGGCAGTCCCCGGCGGCCGGCGCGTCCAGGGTCAGGCCCGGCCCAACCTCGATCGCCGTACGCGGCACGAGGAGCCCACCGGCCGCCCGTACGAGGCCGTTGCAGGGGCTCGGGTCGATGCCGGGCATCAGGCTGCCGCCGCAGCAGGCGCCCGCCATCAGTCGGACACCTTGTGCGCGGCGAGCAGTGAGCGGCCGTTCGTGTCGGACACGATCTGTGCCTGAGTCGGCTGAGTCCCCAGCTGAAACACGGTTTTGGCCTCCATGCGCAGGGTGGTGGGGGCGGTCACGGTCACGTACTTGATCATGGTTGACGTGTCGTTGTCGCCGGTGGTCTGGCCCGCCCCGGCGACGTTCTGCCGGACCTGCGTCACGAACGTCTCGCTGTTCGCGACGACGGCGCCCGCGGTGACGTTGAAGATGCGGGCGACCATGAACGTGCCCGCTACGCCCGTGAAGCTGAAGACTCCTCGGGCAACCATCGTGACCGCCCATCGTCCGGCGGACGGGAGCAGCAGCGCGGATCCCGAGACCGGGCCATAGGTGTTGTCGGCCAGGGGCAGGAGGTCCGTCGAGGAGGCGACGTCCTCGACGGTCGGGGACGCTAGGCGGGCGCCGACGGTCCACGTCTCGGGGCAGTCCCCGGCCGCGGGGGCGTCGACGTCGATCCGGACCGAGCGGGTGGTCCCGACGACCGTGCCGGGGGCCAGGCCCGCGACGACGGCACGGGGGACGAGGAGCCCGGACGGCGTGAGTTCCAGCCCGTTGCACGCCGCGGGGTCGATCGTCACCGCCCCGCGCAGGCTGGCGTCGGTGCCGGTCATCAGTCGGACACCTTCTGCCAGGTCAGCAGCGACCCGAGCGGGTTGCCGGCCGACAGGGAGGCGGCCGTCCCCGTCGTGCTCTGGTATTCGGCCTGGACCGCGACGACGTCCCCGGCCGCGAGCGTGACCCGCTTCGTCGCCGAGTTGGAGGCGTTCTCACCGGCCGACATCGTCTGTCCGGCCGTCAGGAAGAAGTCGAGCTGTTGGAGCTGCCGCAGACTCCCGTTGATCGGCGTGCCGTTGAGGGTCATCCGGGTCTGGGTCAGCCGGTTGAAGCTGGACTGTGCGCCGGCCGTCATGCCGCCCGAGACGTCCGCGGTAATGAGGTAGATCCCCGCCTCGGGCGCCACGAACGACATGCCGGGGATGTTGCCCCACACCCCGGCCGCGAGCGGCAGCAGGTTGAGGGCGGCGCTCGGGATGACCTCGCCGCCTACCGGCGTGAGGCGCGCCCCGATCGTCCACACGGCCGGGCAGGCGTCGGGGTCCGGCGCCTGGACGTCGACGTCGACCGACCGGGCCGTGCCCACCGCACTGCCCGGAGCAACACCCGCTAGCGTCGTGCGAGCGACGAGGAGCCCGGACGGGCGCTGCTCCAGGACGTTGCAGGGGTCGGCGGACAGCTTTGGTGCGATGCGGTACGTGTTGCCGCACTTCCCTGGCATCGCTCAGCCCTCCGGAGTGTCGGCCGGGTCGGAGAGGGCGGCCAGGGCGTCCTGGTAGGCCTCGGCGGTCAGCTCCTCGTATCCGTGCTCGATGAGGACCTGATCATCGTCAAGGCCGTCGTACGTCGACAGGCCGCCCTGGGGGTTGCGGTAGTAGCGGGTGCCGCTGGTGGGCTGGGGGTCGCTCACAGTCGTCTCCTGTCCGTCCGTCAGCCGGCCGCGCTGGCCTTGTAGGTGGCGTTGATCAGCACGTCGTCCCCGGCCGTCAAGGCGACCGAGAAGACGTCGAGCACGGAGTCGTCCGTGTCCGTGACGGACCAGGTGAGCGTCACCCCGGCCGGGACCGCTTGGGCGGCGGCCGCCGCGGTGGTGACCTCGACGGTCCCGACAAGGACGGTCAGGGTGACCGACTGGAGGCCCGGGTGCAGAGCCTTGATGTCGTGGCCGCCTGCGCCCGTGTACCGGTACAGGGCGGTGCTCACCACGGCGTCCGGCGTCGAGGCCGCGGTGCAGCTCCCCACGGTCCCGGTGACCGTGTACGGCGTTGTGCCGTCCAGCGTCGTGTCCACGGCGCTCACCGGGTTACCGTCGCCCGCGTACTGGACGTGCCGCAGGAACGGCGTGCCGGAGTCGCACAAGAGCAGCGGCTCCCCGGCCAGCACCTCGGAAGCGATGCAGTCCACCGGCGCGGCCGGCGTGTACGGCTGGCTGAGGTCGCCGTCGAGATACGTGCCGAGGAGGACCGGGTCGGCTCCGTTGCACGGGTCGACCGCCCACAGCTCCGTGTACGAGGCGTCGGCGATGCCGTCGCCGTTGGTGTCGTCGCAGCCGCACCGCTCGATGACCTGCCGTGCGCAGGTGACCGTGGGGCACACCGCGAGGCGCGTGCCGCCCGGCAGGGCGACCGTGGAGCCGTCGACGGCGTCCACGTACCGGGTGGCCGTACGGGCGCCCTCGGCGTCGTAGACGACCTCGGCGCGCACCGCCTGGACCACCGCGCCCGTCGCGTTGTCCACGACGCACAGCGGGATCGTCTCGACGTCGACCCCGGCAGACGAGGACTGGCACAGCACCGTCGCGTCGTCCGGGAGCGGCTCCCGGGTGTCCGCGTCCACGAGGCTGACGTTGCCGTTGCAGTCCGCGAGCCGGAGCGCCGTCCACGGCACTGTGGCGAACTCGACCGAGCAGAACCGCTCGTGGAGGGACGGCGGGTCGGCGAACCCGGAGGTGCCCAGGGTCAGGCGCACGGGCTCCGAGAACTCGATCCGGAACGCGTCGCCGCCGTTGAGGTACAGGCCGATGGGGTTGGCCTGCCAGATGCCCAGGCCGTTCCCGGCCGTCGCGGTCAGCGTGACCGTGATGCCGTTGATGACGGCGGTCCCCACGTACCCGGCCGCGGACTGGGCCGGGTTGACCGGCAAGGCCGGGGCGAAGGCCGTGAAGTTGACCGAGCCGCCGAGGTCCGGGCTGGAGAACAGAACGACAGAGGCGCTACCGGTGTCGGACTGGTAGACGCCTTCCCACGACGTGACCCGGTCCCCGAACTGGTACGACGGGGTGCCCGCCGTGCCGACCCAGCATCCGGGGAACGCCGGATCGGTCAGAGCGAACCCGGTGTTGGTATCGGGGAGGCTGTAGGTGCACTCGGCCAGGACCGTCGTGTCACAGCAGCGGCCCACGGCCCCGGTCGGGGTGTAGGCCGCCCCGTCCACGGTGTAGTCACTGTGCCCGCTGATCGCGCCCGTGTCGTCGCGCTCGTAGTCCCGCAGGAAGGCGACGACCGTGCCGTCCGCCTGGACGTCGCACAGCTCGGCGATGTCCTGCTCGGTCTGGCTGGAGGCCACCAGGTCGCAAGACAGGCACGGCCCGACGGCGCCGACCGGCGTGTACGGGGTGACGCCGTCCGCCTGGTAGTCGGTGGTGGAGACGATGTCGCCGGTGCAGTCCCGGCAGATGGTGCGCCGGAAGGTGGTGCCGCACCCGGTGCGCGGCGTCACAGGCTCGATGCACAGGACGAAGTTGTGCGCTGTCCACTGCTTGAACTGGCCGTTGCTCTTGGTCTCCAGGTCCAGGGCCAGGCCGATGCGGCCCGCGAGGACGTCAGACCATGGCACGGTCGTGGTGACGGAGAACGACCAGGTGGTCCCCGCCGCCCGGTTCGCGTCGGTGACCACCACGAGGTTCGGGACGGAGCCGTCCGCCTCGCCGCCGTCGCGGATGATCCGCCACCGGCCATCGGTGATGATGCCGTTGCCGGGACCGTTGTTGGTGGCCTGGCCGCTCGCGGTGATGGTCACCTGGTCGCCGGGCTGGAGGCACGCCGGACAGGCGTCGGGAACCTGCACGAGACCGACGATGCCCAGGTGGAAACCGGAGTTGCCGGGGTCAGGGTCCGAAGCCTGGTTCGGGAAGATCGTGCTTGCGCCGGACCAGAACCCGGCACCTCCGCCGGGGACGCTCCGCCGGTTACCGGGGAGACCGTCCCCGGACAGCACATACCGCGGGGCGTACGGGACGTCGGTGATGCCGGTGACCGGGGCGCAGCTGCCGGGGGCGCTGTCGCACAGCTCGATCGTCTCGCAGGTGAGGCAGGGCGGCGTGCACGTCCCCACGGTGCCGACCGGGGTGTAGGCGGTGCCGTCAAGCAGGTAGTCGCTGTGGCCGGTGATCGTGCCGTTCTCGTCGCGTCCGTAGTCCCGCACGAACGCGGTGACCGTGCCGTCGGCGGCGGTGTCGCAGAGCTGCAGCAGGTCGCGTTCCGGCTGCTCGACTCCGGCCGGGCACACGGTGACGGTGCCGGTCGGGGTGTAGGTGGTGCCAGTGACGGCGTCGACCAGGCGGACGGAGTCGATCGCGCCCTCTGCGTCGTAGCTGTACTCGATCAGGACCAGGCCGACGACCGTGCCGTCCGGGAGGACGTCACAGAAAGTGCCGCTCAGCTGGATGGACTGGCTTTCGCCGCATGCCATGGCGCCGGCCGGGGGTGCGCCCGCGCTGTAGGCGCCGGTGAGGGCGTTGATCCAGCCGGACGAGGTGATGACTCCTTCGCAGTCCCGGACGATGGTGACGGCGATCGGTGTGCCGTCGGCGAGGCACAGGCCGACCGTGGCTGTGGGCGTGGTCGGCGAGGCGCAGTCCGAGACGGGCAGGCAGGCGCCGGCCGTGCCGGTCACGGTGTACGGGGTGGTCCCGTCGAGGGCGGTGTCCGCGTGCGTGGTCGCGCCGTCCGGGGCGATCGTGTACGTCCGCAGGAACGCCGTCGACGTGCCGTCCGTGGCCACGTCGCACAGGAGCTGCGCGCGGCTCTCCTGGGCGGCGCAGGGGACCACGGTGGGCGCGGTGACGGTGGCGCCGGTCTCGACGTCCAGGTACGTGACCGTGGGGTCGCCGCAGGCCGCGCACTTGAGGACCGCCGCGGTGCGCGTCTCGCCGGCGCCCGCGTCGTAGCAGATCTGCCCGAGGACGACCGGGGTGTCCGCTGTGGCGTCCGGGCAGTCGACCGGGGCGACAGGCGTGTACGGCGTGCTGTAGTCGTCGGCCGCGAACGTCCCGACCAGCACCGGGGCCCCGCCGTCGCACGGGTCCAGCGCCCACACCTCGGTGAACTGGGTGTCCGGCTCGCCGTCGGCGTCGGTGTCGTCGCAGCGGTGCACGGTGCTGATCTGCCGCGTGCACGTGTCCGGCGGCGAGCACAGGCCCAGGGTGCCGGTCGGGGTGTAGGCGGCGCCGGTCGTCGGGCTGACGATGCGCGTACCGACCCGGTCCCCCGAGACGGTGTCGTAGACCGGCTCGACCAGGGCGAGGCCGGCGACCGTGCCGTCCGGGAGGACGTCGCACAGGAGCAGCGTTTCGACGTCGACGCGGGGCGTCGGGGCGGCGCCGCTCACGATGACGGGCCCCTGCCCGCAGCATCCACTCACAGGGTGACTCCGATCGTGTACGAGAGGGTGACGGTGCCGGTGTCCGCCGTGACGGTGAGCGGACCGGTCAGGAGGGCGTCCGTGTCGCGGCCGACGGACCAGGTGGCCGCCTCGCCGGTGTGCAGGGTGCTCGGGCCGTCCTCGGTGGTGACGGTGCCGGTGCCGCCGTGCGCGACGGCCGTAACGGACTGGAGCGTTGGCCAGGTGGCGGCGTCCCACGTCTCACCGGCCGCAAGCTCCACCCGGCGCGCCTGGACGCCGACAGCCGGGTCCGCGCCCTCGTCCGTCTCATCGCAGCTGATCGGCGCAACCGGGGTGTACGGGGCGGAGAGGTCGGCGGTGTACGAGCCGAGGGAGGTGACGGCGCCGGTGCAGTCGACGGCCAGCAGCTCGACGTAGTCGGTGTCCGCGATGCCGTCGCCGTCGGCGTCGTCGCAGCGGCACGCCTGGAGCACGTTCTGGGTGGCGCACTCCTCGGTGTCCGGCGGTGGGCACACGTCCAGGTGTGTTCCGCCCGGGAGAGCGACGGGGCCCCAGGTGATCGGGTCCACGAAGTTCACCGAGAGGCGGGTGCCGGTCTCGGTGTCGTAGCGGATCTCGGCGAGGATCCGCTGAAGGATGCCGCCGCTGGTGTTGTCGATGACGCACATCGGCAGCAGCTCGACGTCGACGCCCGGTTCCGCGTCCGGCGCGCAGATGCCCACGGTGCCGGTGGGCGTGTACGGGGTGCCGTCGAGGAGGTAGTCCGTGTGCCCGGTGATCGCCCCGGTGTCGTTGCGGGCGTAGTCGCGGACGAACGGGGTGGCGGCGCCGCTGCCTGCGGTGTCGCAGAGCTGCACCAGGTCCCGCTCCGGCAGGGCCTCCCCGGTCGGGCAGGTGGTCACCTGGCCTTGGGGGACGTAGGTGGTGCCGGTGACGGCGTCGACCAGGCGCACGGAGTCGATCGCGCCGGCGTCGTCGTAGTGGTACTCGATGAGGACCAGACCAGCGATCGTGCCGTCCGGGAGGACGTCACAGAACGTGCCGCTCACCTGGATTGATCGGGAGTCGCCGCACGCGAGTGTCCCGGTCGGCGGGTCTCCGGCGGCCCACGCTCCGGTGGTGAGGTTGAGCCATCCGTCCTGTGTGACGGTGCCGTTGCAGTCCCGGGTGACCACCACGGCGATGGGTGTGCCATCGGCGAGGCAGAGGCCGAGGGTGGCGGCGGGGGTGGTCTGCTCGGCGCACTGGGTGCCGCTGCTGGAGTCGTCAGTGCAGACGCCGACGGTGCCGGTGACGACGTGCGGGGTCTGCCCGTCGAGAGCGACGTCCACGTAGGACGCCGAGCCGTCAAGGAACTGGTACCGGCGCAGGAAGGGGCCGCTGTCGTCGCACAGGGTCACCGTCTCGGAGTCGGCGCAGCCGTAGGTGCAGTCCACCGGCGCCGTGGGCACGTACGGCGTGGACGGGTCGTCCTGGTAGGTGAGCACCAACGTGGCGCTGCCGTCCGCCTTGATGCACCACAACTCGCTGTAGGTGGCGTCCGCCTGCCCGTCGCCGTCGGTGTCGTCACACAGCTGCCGACAGATGGTGTCCACACAGCCGGTGTCGCACTGACCGACGTCGGCCAGCGCGGCCCCGGGGGTGAACACGCCGGTGAGCGGGTCGATCCAGCCGGCCACGACGGGGTTGGCGGCCGGGGTGTCGCAGTCCGCGCAGTCCGAGCGCACCACGACCAGGACCGTGGAGCCGTCCGCGCGGCACATCTGGTTGGTGGCGATGGACGGCGAGCACGAGCAGCCGATGGAGCAGGGGCCCGCGTCCGGTGGGACGGCGCCAGCGGTGAAGTTGCCCGTCAGCGGGTCCACCCACCCGATGACCGCGGGGTCTTGCGGGGTGGCGGCGCAGTCCGCGCAGCCGGAGCGCAGGACGACCAGCACCAGGGAGCCGTCCGCCCGGCACAGCGGGGCGGAGGCGATGGACGGCGAGCAGGAACAGGCGCCCGGTGTGCCAGTGCCGCCGTCCGGCCCGCAGGGAATCGGTTCGACCGGCACGGCTCAGTCCTCCCTGTGGGCCTGGCGGCGGTGGGAGTCCCGGCCGCGCTCGGTGTCGAAGTCACGCGGGCACAGCGGGCAGCCGTACATCGTGCGCAGGCCCTCGCCCTGGTCGGCTTCCTCGTCGGCGAGGGCGTCCTCCAGCGGCGCGAAGTCGGCCGCCCGGGCAGGCTCGCCCTCCTCGGCTCGTCCGCTGGCGGCGTTGGAGGCGGCCAGCTCGGTGGCGAGCAAGACGGCGTCCATGGCGGCCTGGACCGTGGCCGGGCTGGTGGCGGCCACCATCGCGGCGGCGTCCGCCTCCGGGTCGCCCACAGGCACGGGCGGGGTGAGGCCTTGCGGGGTGGCGACGCCGAGCAGCTCCTGGTGGCCGGGCTCCGGTAGCCCGTTGTCGGCGTCCTCGGCCGGGGACACGTAGCGGTGTCCGTCCACCAGGGCGCCCACCAGGACTTCCTCCGGCGCCTGGACGAACTGGTCCGCCGGGACGCCGAACTCGGCCAGGCCGATGGTGCCGATCTTCGGTGTCTGGGCGGTCGCCCACTGGGCGAACTCCCGCAGCCGGGACCGGTCGGGCTTGATACGGATGTGGTCACGCATGCGTGTGAAGCACCCCCAGAAGCGGCGCTGACCTGGAGCAACGCCGGTTAGCGTGAGGGCGCAATGAACCCCGGGCGTCGGTTGGCGCCTGTCCGCCCGGGGCTCCGACGACTGCATAGGAGTCGCCATGGTCCAGATTACGTGTGTCGTTGTGTTCGCGGACGGCACCGGGTGCACGCGAGCGCCGTACCGCGGATCGAAGTGGTGTTCCGCCTGCTACTCGTGGACCCGCCGTCATGGCTGGGTGGACCCCAACGGCCGCACCCCGCAGCGCTCCAAGAACACGGTGCTGCCCTTCCTCAAGGCAGCCGCCCGGGCCACGACCGACGAGTGCATCGACCTCACCGGGTACGCCGGACGCCCTGTCGTCCGCCTCAACGGCAAGGGCATGTGGGCGTCGCGCGCGGTCTGGATCCTCGCCTACGGCGACCCGGGCGACCTGCACGTGCTGCACACCTGCCACAGGGGCATCGAGGGATGCCTCAACATCAGGCACCTTCGCCTGGGCGACGACGCCGACAACCACCGGGACCGCGTGGCGGCCGGGCGCTCCTTCGTGCGCATCCCCCGGCCGAGGTCGCGGCGCCCCGCACGCCCAGGCATCCGCTGCAAGGTCATCGAGAGCGGACGGCGCTGCGACGAGCACCACCCCACTCACGACATGTGCAGCAAGCACCGCCGCCGGGAACGGCTGTACGGCGACCCGCTCATCCGGTCGACGCGCGCTCTCCTGGGCGCCGGTACGGCCGCCGTCACGCACGAGTGCGTGATGCTCCCGGCCTCCTACGGGCGTCCTACCGTCCGCCTGAACGGGGTGGGCATGACCGCCTCCCGGGCCGTCTGGATCCTCGTCCACGGCGACCCCGGGGACCAGTACGTGCTCCACACCTGCCACCGGGGGCAAGAGGGCTGCATCAATGTCCGCCACCTCTACTTGGGCACCCAGCAGCAGAACGTGGCCGACACGGTGAACGCCGGACGCCATGCAGTGGGCGAGCGGAACGGTCACGCCAAGCTGACCGCCAAGCAGGTAGCCCGAATCCGGGAGTTGGCCGGGACCATGACCCAAGACGCCCTTGCCGCCGAGTTCGGCGTCAGCCGACAGGCCATCGCCCACGTGCTCCACGGCCGCACCTGGGGCGGCGCGCAGGGGCCCGTGCCCAAGGCGAGCGCACGAGGCGAACGCATCACCGTGGCCAAGCTGACAGAGGCCGACGCGCGCAGCATCCGCCGCCGCTACGTCCGAGGTAGCAGATGGCACAACCGAGGCAACCGTGCCCAGCTCGCCACCGAGTACGGCGTCAGTGAGCGCACCATCATGGACGTGGTGCGCGGCGACACCTGGGGCTGGCTGGACGCCAAGGAGGCTCAGGGACATGCCATCACCTGAACCGCACAGACGGTACACGTAGTGCCCACAACGACCGATCGCTCAGCCAAAACGCGCCTGTCGTTGTTTCGGATGTTCACGGACGCGGAGGCGCGGTTGCGATCCGGGATCACGTCGACCGGGCCGCGGCGTACGACCACGGGGCCTGTGATGTAGAGCCAGGCCGCGCCCGGGTCGGCGGGGACGCCGCCGGGGCCCAGGTTGAGGAAGGAGTAGCCCGCGCCGATGACGGCGCAGTTCCCTGCCAGCGTGGTGAGGGCGCCGGTGGCCGGGTCCTCCCGGAGCACGTTGCAGCAGCCGAGGAGGGCGGCCACGCCCGCGGGGATGTGCAGGGTGCCCACGCCGCCGTAGGACTCCGCCAGGCAGCCCTCCAGCACGGCCACGCCCTGGGCGATCGCCAGCGGCCCCTCCGCCGGGGTCAGGTCAGTGGCGTCCACGGACAGCTTGGTCCGCATGAACCCGGCCTCGATGGCGTGCTGCTCGCCGAGCGTGAGCGCCGCCAGGGCCTGCGTGCGGGCGTCCTCGTAGGAGAAGCCGGGCGCGCTGCACTCCGCGCCGGCGTACACGGTGATGGGGGTGGCCACCTCGGTGCCCGGGCGGCAGAACTCCTTGGCGGTCGGGTCCCCGGGCACGGGGTCCTCGCACGGGTCCGGCCAGTCCCTCGCCGGACAGCAGCCCAGCGCCAGCCACTCCACACCGTTCAACTCATGGATGCGGTCCTCAGAGACGTCAGTGACATTCGAACACGCGGCGTTGAGCAGGCCATGAGGGAGCGGCGCCCCCTGGATACCCTCAACGGATTGACGCAGGCCAGCAGGCATTTTCACCCCCACCAGGTGCAACCGCACCCATCATTCGAACGTTGAACCTGGCGGGTGAGGCGACGGTGCCGCAAACACCGCCGCCCCTGACCGATGACCCCTGGGAACTGAGGCCCGAAGGAGTCCGGCGATGAGCCAGGCTAGAGAGTGCCGAGTGAGCTGGTGCACCCGGGACGTCAGGAAGTACACGGCCAGCGGGCTGTGCGACACGTGCTGGACGTGGTCCAGCCGCAACGGCGGCGAGGACCCAGAGAGCCCGAAACGGCGCCGACTTCAGCCACCCCCAGCGGATGGCCTCTGCACGGCCGTTGAGGACGGCAAGCGCTGCACGTTGCCGCACCTGGCCAAGGGCAAGTGCAACCGCCACTGGCAGCGTGAATGGAAGCACGGGGACCTGCGTAAGCGCCGCCGCTCGAACGGCGAAATGCAGGCGCTGGTTCGCGCCGCCGCGCGCTTCACCGGCGATGACTGCGTGCTGGCGCCGTGCGAGCGGAGCCGCCCCAGCGTCACGTACCGCAAGGAACCGATGGGTGCCACCCGGGCCGTGTGGTGGGAGGCGACCGGGAACGACCCCGGTGACCGCCAGGTGCTGCACACCTGCCACCGAGGGGATGGCGGCTGTATCAGCATCCGCCACCTGTACCTGGGCGACCACGCCCAGAACATGCAGGACATGACGGAAGCCGAGCGGCAGGCGCGCGGTGAGACGAATGGGAACGCCGAACTCACCGAACCCCTGGTGCACGAGATGCGGGCCCTGCACGCCACGGGCGACTGGAGCCAGCGGGCACTCGCCCGGCGGTTCAACGTGAGCCAGGGAACGATCCATCAGGTCGTCACCCGGAAGACTTGGAAGCAGGTTGAGTAGCACAGCCTCACCTCCTCGGTGGGGGGGCGGCGGGCCCGTGTTTGGTCACGGGCCCGCCGCCGTCTCGGGCCGGGGAGGGATCAGGCGGCCGGGCAGGCGACCAGCGTCTGAGCGCCGGTCTCACCCGAGGCGCAGACCGGAACGGTCACGATCCTGGTGTCGACCGAGCGGTCAACGAGACTCACGCACTCTTCAGCGAAAAGCGCGGTGTAGTCGTTCACACTGAACTTTGTTGAATCGTGAATCACTCCCAGGTTGATGTCCTCGCCACGGCCGATGACCAGGCTGCCCGCCGGGTAGATCATGAAGTTGATGCTGTCCGGCCAGGCGGTCGCGGGGTTGACGCCGCCGATGTCGGTGGGCACGGCCGGGGCCAGGCCGCGCGCCCACTGGATACGCACCCCGAGCGGCGAGAACAGGGCCTGCACGTCCGCGACGGAGACCTCATTGACGCCGACGCCGTTGCGGCGCGCCAGGTCCGAGAGGAAGAGATTGCGGCTCCACCAGGGGAACACGACCTCAAGGGCCGTGGTCTCGCACAGGCTGTGACGCTCGATCATGTCGGCTGCCTGGAGCGCGACGGCCCCGAACACGGCCGACAGAGCGCCCATGGACTCCAGCATGGTCACCGGGGTGGCGGTGGCCAGCGCCTTGGCGAACAGCACCTGCCGCAGCCGGATCTCGTGGGCCACCATGCTGTTGCGCAGGTACCAGGCGATGAGCTCCGGGAAGTGACGGGCGGTCAGGATCCCGGACTCCAGGCAGACGCCGACCGCGTCACAGCGCACCTCGACCGGCGACGGGCACGGGATCTTGTAGCACGGCTTGGTGTTGCCGGCGATGTCGTCGGCCTCGGTGTGCACCCAGGTGAGGGCGGAGACGTCCAGGGAGAGCGGCTTGTAGTAGCGCAGGCCGCCGCGCGCGAGCTGGATTTCCGGGGCGTCCCACAGCATGTCCGGGCAGCTGGTGTCGGTCAGCTCGTAGAGCGTCTCGGACGGGGCGCACCAGCCGCCGGAGGCCACCAGGTCGCCCTGGGGCAGCCGGGACTGGGTGGAGGCGGTCATGGCGACCGTGGTGCCTTCCGGCGCGGACGAGGAGTCCGTGACGATGCTGTCCGCCGGGAAGGGGTGGTGGTAGCTGATGACCTGGCCGACGCCGCCGCCGGCCGTCTTGAGGGCGGTGGCGCGGGTGTTGATGCCCTTGACCACGTCGTCGAAGTCCAGGGCGGAGCCCGGGGTGTAGCCGGGGACGTCCACGGCGGCGGTGATGGTGGTGCCCGGCGGCGGTGCGTCCGGCAGTACGCGGGGCTGCGCCCGGCGGACGGCGGACAGGTTGAGGGCCGGGCGCTGCGGTACGACCGCGGCGGACGCGGTGGCGTCCGGTGCTGCTGGCGCGGCGGGGGCGGCGGGCTCCTGGGTGGCGGCGGCGGTCGGCTCCGCCGGCGTCTCGCCTTCCGGGGCGGCCGGGGCGGTGGGCTCCTCGCCACGGACCTGCGCGGCCAGGGCCTCGATCTCCGCGGCGGCCTGGGTGGCGGCCTCCACGCGGGCGGTCTGCTCGGTGCGGATGCCCTCGACGCAGGCGGCCAGGGCGCGCATGCGGGTCATGGCGTCGCCTTCGATGACGTCCTGACCGGAGAGGGCGGCGAACGCGGCGCGGGCCCCGTCAAGGGCCTGGGCCAGGGCCTCGTCATCGAGAGCGGTGACGTCCTCAGGGATGTCGAAATCCATGATCGGATCTCCAGCGGTGTGCGGTGGAGATCCGGCCCTAAACCAGCGATCAAACGGAATAGTAGCTTCCGCGCGACGGTGGTGTCTTGGAGTGGTGCTAGAGGCGGGTCACAAGCGGCTAGGCGGCCAGTCGCCCCCGCTTCCCGCAGCCGCCGCAGTGACAGAAAAAGGTGCCACGCCGGAGCCTGATCCATCTGGTACGGGCCACATGCCCGTTGGAGAGATGCAGGAGGAGTCTGGCCTTCACTGGCCGGAGCTTATGAACATTGTTCGTGCATTCCCCCGTGTTGAGCAGTTCGTCAGCTCTACCGAAAGGCTGCAGGAGGATGCCCCCAACGTCACCCTCGTGAACGGTGTCTAGGTCCATGCGAGTCTCGCAGTGATAGCGCCGACTGGGATACGGAAACGGCTCACCCGGCGAGTACCCCCACGTGGGCGGATCGGCGGTCTCAGGTGTGCGGAACAGAACTTCCGCCGCTGTGACGGTGACTGGCATCTCGCCGTGGTTGTCCAGCCAGACAGCGAAGCTGCGGACTGATCCCCCGTATTCGCGAGGTGCCCAGCTAAGGCGGGCACGAGCTTTGATCTTTGGACGCTTGCGCCTGTACGCGAAGTACGAGACAAGCATGTTCGCCGCTGCGACGAGTGCACTTCCTGCCGCAATGATCCGCGCGACGTTGTCCGGCTGTGCCACGAAGTCCCCCCTGTTGCGGCATCCGTTTGGACGCTGGAGGGGAAGCATCACTGACTGGCTCTCAGTTCGTCTCCCTTCTGAGGAGATTCTGAGCATTCCGAGCACCGGTGCGTGTGCCGGTGGGCGGGGTCGGCCGCCCCGGTCCGCTGCAAGGCCCGGGGCGGCCGCAGTACCTACGCTGGCGCCTGGGCCGTCTCGTCGGTCTTGGTGAGGTCGGCGGCGGGGACGGGCTGGACGAGGGTGCCGGTCTCCCGTTCCCGGACGACCGCGCCGTCCACGGTGTCCGCGTGGGCCAGGGCCTGGTCCAGGTCGGAGTGGGCGAAGACGACGGCCCCGGCGGCGGTGGCGACCTCGTACGTCTCGGTGTGGTGCACGAGTTCGTCGGTGCCCTTGATGCGGACGGCGCTGCCCTTGTAGCGGGCGGCCACGGTGGTGGCGGTCGGCTTGGATCCGCTGGTGAAGGCGACGCGGCCACGGCCGGCCTCCATGGTCACCTCGAACTGCGTGCGGCCGCGCTGGTTGCAGGCGCATCCCATGGCTACTGGTCCCCCTTCGGGTTGGTGTCGGTGGTGCCGAGGACGGCAGCGGACAGGGCCGCTACCTCCTGCCGGCGTTCGGTGTCCCGGCGGGCCAGGGCGGCGGAAAGGCCGTCCAGGAACGCCGGGTCGTCGAGCAGGGCGGCCGGGCTGTCCGGGACGTGTCCGGCCGTGTCGTCCGGACGGTGTCCGCGCAGGCCGGACAGCATCCCGGCGGTCGCGTGCGCCCCCAGGGTGCGCAGCGGTGAGGACGTGTCCGGACGCTGTCCGGGCAGCGTGTCCGGGCTGTCCAGGACCGCGGCGACGGAGGCGGCCAGGGCAAGGTTGCCGCGCTCCACGGCGGCGGCGAGCAGCGGCGAGGAGTGCCCGGGCACGGGGACGGACAGCACGGCCCGAAGCTGCCAGCGCCCGTCCCCGCCCTTCTTCATGTGGTAGCTGGGCTGGCACCCCATGAACACGGTGCGGTCCCAGTCCGACAGCCACGGGGCGGCGGCGCCGGAGAACCACATGCCGCGCTCGTTCATGCCGCAGGTGATCACCCCGGCGACAGTGCGCGTGTCATCGAACTGGCACGCCACGTCGTTGCACTCCGCGCCGTCCCGGGAGTGGGGGGCGTTCATGGTGAAGGCGCCGGCCTTGACGGTCTGCCCGTTGTCGAGACGGAACCGGGCGCGCAGGAAGTGCGTGAGGTCGATGTCGCCCAGGCTCTCGATGGTCAGCGTGCGGTTGGCGAACCCGGCGTGTGGCTCTCCGGCCTGGGCCACCCACCCGTAGATCCGGCCGTCCGCGTAGTGCACGCCCCCGGAGCCTGGGGGCAGTTCCTCCGGGGTGGGCTCCGCGAACCAGGCGGCGGGCATCGGCGGCAGGTCGCGCATGGCGGTCCAGGCGGAGGCCACCAGCTCGGTCAGGGCGGGGTCTTCGCCGTCCGCGGCGGAGGCGGCCACGGTGACGTCCAGGCCTTCCGGGATGGTGGACGCGCCGACGTACAGGCCGGCGGCGAGGCGCACCAGGTGGCCGTCCTTGGAGGCGGCGCGCAGATGCTTGCGTGCGGTGTCCACGGTGAGGCCCAGGGCCCTGGCGACTTCACCCGCGCCCACGGGGTCCGGGCAGGTGCGCACGTAGCGGATGACGCGCTGGCGGGTCTCCCCCGGCGCCGACGCGGCGGCCGTGACCGCGGCGTTGATCGCCGCGGCGGCGTCCTCGCTCGTCTCGGGCGGGTCCAGGACGATGCGCGCCTGGTCGTAGGCGGGCATGGACACCAGGGTGGCGCCGCGCACGCGGGCCTTGGTGATGCGCACCACGAAGTCACCGGCCTGCTCGGAGTGCAGGATCACCCCGTCGTCGGTGTCCGGGTCGCCGGCGGCCGCGGTGAGGATGCCGGTGCCGGCGAACGCGCGGCGCAGGGCGTCGGCGGTCACGGTGCCGTCGGCGGCGGTGAGGAACTGTGCGACGTGCTGGTGGCGGGTGAGGGTGACGCCGGAGGCCGTCCAGGCTGCGGTGCGCTGGGCGGTGAACATCCAGCCGCCGTCCGCGAGGCGGAGCACGCTCATGGCCGGGATGGACGCGGCGAGCACGAGGAACCCGTCCTCGTCCTCCTCCAGGGTGCGGTCCACGAACTCGACGTCGACGCTGTCCAGGTCGACGCTGACGCCCAGGGGCGCCTCCTGCTCCAGCAGGGTCACGGCGTCATACCCGGCGCGCTGGGAGAGGTAGAGCACGCCGGAGCCGGTGAGGCGGTCGCCGTCGCGGCCGTACTTCTCGATGGCACCGGCCAGTTCGGCGCCCTCGTGGCCCATGCCCATCTCCTCCGCGTACTGGAGGGGCCAGGGGCCGCCCTCCCAGTACAGGGAGCCGGGCGCGAAGATCCGGCCGTCGCCGGTCTCGGTGTTCTCGTAGGCCAGGGCCGAGCCGTCCGGGGTGGACCAGGTGCGTACGGGGATCGCGGCCGTCAGTTCCTCGTCGGTGGCGTTGTCCATAGGTGGCTCCTCCTGGGGGCCGAGTGGAATGTCCGTGGCCTCGCCGGCGAACGCGACGCGGACACGGTCGAAGGTGAGCGGGCCGAGGCGGTCGATCATGGCCTCAAGGGGCCACGTCTCGGGCGTGTAGGCGCCGGTTGCATGGGCGACCCACGGGGTGTGCTGGCGGGGCAGGTCCGGGTTGTTGTGGCCGTCCTCCAGGGAGTCCTGGGCGACCGCGCGGGCCGCCTGCAGGGTGGGGGCGTCCTCGTCGGCGTCGGGGTCATCGCCGACCGCCCACACCCAGGCGGGGTCCTCGGAGGCGGGGTTCCAGTGGTTGACGCCGAACGCCACGGCCTGGACCGGCCCGGACAGGGCGGAGGCGCGGGCGCGGACGCCGTCGATCAGCTCCCGGCGCTGGTCCTCGCCCCAGTCGGCGGCCTTGCCGAGGAACCACAGGGTGCAGTGCAGCTCCTCGGCGGCCTCTCCGTCTTCCAGGGCCAGGCGCTCGATGTCGGCCTGGCTGGGCACGAGCGCGATCATGGCGCCGGTGTGCTCGGTCGCCGCCGCGGTGACCTCTCGCCGTGGATCGCAAGACGTCGCCTCGGCGGGCGCCTGAGATCCTGCGGTTGCGGCGAGGTAGTTGGCGAGGGATTCCAGGCCCAGGGCGCGGGCCGTGTCCGGGAGGCTGCCAGCCGCCAGGATGCCCTGCTGGTGGAGCGCTCGGGCGGAGGCAGCGCGGTCCGGGGCGCGCTGGAGGCGCAGGATGCACCGGCAGTTATGCGAAGCAATATCATTGGCGATGTACCACCCGCCTTCCGTTTCGAGGTTGTAGACGTGGCCCCTGAACGACCTGCGCTCGACGCTGACGACGTCGTGAAGCGCTACATGGCTGGCGAGTCGATCGAGGACCTGATGCGGGCTCACAAGACCAGCCACGGCCGCATCCGCGGCATCCTCACCGCCGCCGAAGTCGAGATCCGCACCACCGGCGAGCACGTACGACGTACTGGCATCCGCCGCGCCGCTATCGATGACGCCGAGATCATCCGCCGCTACCAGGCGGGAGAGTCCGAACTGGCTCTGTCCCGCGCCCTCAGCGTCAGCCGCCCGACCATCCGCAGGCGCCTGGTTGAGGCCGGGGTGACCATCCGCACCGGTAGCGAGGCGAACCGACTGCGCATGCAACGGCTGACGTTCGAGGAGCGCGCAGCCCTGGCCGCGCCCGCCAACGGCACCCGCCGCATGGACGGCGGTTGGCTCAGCCGTCCCTACACGGAGCCGCACGATCCGGTCGCCATCGCCCGCGCCCCCAAGATCGCCCGCAGACGAGAGGTCACCAAGTCGGCCACCTGGTCCATGGAAGACCGGGTCATCGACGCGCTTGCCACCCGCGGCTTCGAGGTACGGACGCAGGTCGCCGTCCACGGTTACAACCTCGACGCCGCCGTCGGCCACATCGCCGTGGAAGTCCACACGGGTGCTTACCACCCCGGACGCCATCCCCGCCTCGTGCGCCGCACGGTAAAGCTGGCCGAGGCTGGTTGGTGCGTCCTGTACGTCTGGATCACCCGCGCACACCCGTTCACCGCTGGCGGCGCCGACGAGCTGGTCACCCACCTCAACGCCCTCCAGGGGCTTCCACCCGGCATCCGTGAGGAGAGGGTGGTTCGGGGTTCCGGCCAACTTGCCGCCGTCCTTTGTGTGGACTTCGACCAGCGGGCCCTCGTACCAGCGCCGGAAGATCCGTCGCAGACCTGACGGCACCTGCACCAGCGTGTCCCCGGGGAAGCAGTTGCACACGTGGGCGGGCGGGGCGCTGGGGTCGCCGGGGTGCTGCATGTCGACGCCGCCTACCTCGAACGTGTCGTCCAGGAGGCGCACGAAGCCGTCGACGTCGTGGTGGTCGTCGCGGACCAGGGTGTCGCGGCGGGTCTGCCACTGCTTGACGATGGGCCGGTCCGGGCCGGTGAGGGCCTGGGCGGCGGCCAGGGTGGCGGTATTCCAGGCGCGGGCCGCCTCGGTGGTGGAGATCAGCGCCTCGCGGCCCTGCCCGAGCTGCGCCCCCTCCCGCGCGAACACGGCGAGCAGGCGCCCACGCAGGGCCTCCAGGTCCTCCCCTGCCTCCACGCCCGCGGCGAGCTCGCGGACGGCGACGTCGGCGAGGCGGTCGCCCACGGCGCGGAGCAGGTGTTCCGTGCTGGTGACGTACTGGCCGATGCCGTCCGGCAGGGTCTCGCCGCGGTCGTGGCGGCCGGGCAGGTCGTCCCATCCGGGTGGCAGGGTCTCGTCCACCTGGTCGGCGGCGGCCTGGGCGGCCTGCTCGGTCACGCCCAGCAGGCGGCGGAGGAGGCGGGGCACCCGCTGCCGGAACATCGCGCCGATACGGGAGACACTGAAGCGGGCGGCCACCAGCTCGGTGGCGCCGTCCAGTTCGCCGGCGAACTCCTCGGCCACCTCCTCCAGGATCGCGCGGACCTCCGCCGCTACGTCCTCCTCGGCGGCGGCCAGGGCCTCCTCCAGCTCATCCATGAGCGGCCTCCGGCTCGGAGCCGTACAGGGAGACGGTGCCGTTCCCGTCGCGGATGAACAGCCACATCCCGAGCGTGATCACGCCGTATCCGGTGCTGGTGGTGAGGGTGACGTACACGGACGCTTCCTCGCCCGGGGGGAGCTGCTCGAAGTGCGCGGCGGCCAGGGCGCCGGCCTCCTGGATCAGGTCAACGATGTACGCGGCGTGCTCCGCCGACGCGGACCCGGTGATGAACTCCGGCTCATCCATGGCGGGCCACCTCCGGGGACGGGTGCGGGGCGCGGTCGGTGGCGGGCGGGTTGTCCTGGGCGGCGCGCTGGTGCTGGCGGCAGGCGTGCAGTTCCTCCCACAGCTCCACGCCCGGGCAGGCGCTGCACCAGCCGTGCACCTGGTGGGCGATGAGGCTGTGTCCGGGCGGCGCGTCATGCTCCAGGCGGCGGCCGTTGGGCGCCGTCTGGGATGTGGGTGTGTCAGCCACGGGCGGAGTCCTCCATCGTGGGGTGGGGGGTGGCGTCGCAGGCGGTGCAGTGCGCCCACCCGCCGGCATGGCGCTGCTCGCCGCTGTCGGTGTGCAGGCGGACGGTGACGAGGGTCAGGGCCTCCCGGCCGCAGGCGGGGCACGGGTGGTCGTGGGTGGCCTGCATGTCCACGGTGTTGCGGCGGGCGGCGGAGGCGGCCAGGGCCGTCTGCTCGGCGTCGTGCCGCCGGTTCTCGCGGACGCGCCACGCCACCGCCTCCTGGGCCACGTCACGGCCCGTGCAGTCCGCGCACCAGCCGTGCACGCGGTGCGCGGCGGAGGAGTGGCCCCACAGGTCCGGGCCGTGCTCGGCGGCGGGCGTAGGTGGGTTACACATCGCGGGCCGCCCGTTCCTCGAGGGCCGCCGCGTTGGGGCACGCCTCCACCGGGGCGATGTAGACGACGGCCGGGACGCCGGCGCCCAGCAGCTCCCCGTGCGGCCCGTTCAGGCGCACGCCGGTGACGCCGGTGAGGCGGGTCATGCGTGTGACGGTCAGGCCCTGGCAGGTGGGGCACAGGTCCAGGCGCTCCAGGTGGTCCGGGCAGTCAGCTGACACGGGACACCTCCGGGGGGTCGCAGGTCTCGCACCACGCCCAGTAGCCGACGGTGGCCACGCCGTCCGGGGTGAGCAGGACGATCTCCCCCGCAAGCAGCGTGTAGGCCTTGCAGGTGGAGCACCATTCCGCGCTCACGTTGGCCGCCGACGCGGTGACTTCCACGTCGGCGGGGCGCGGCTCGACCGGGCGCCGGGGTGTCATGCCGCCAGCCCGAGGCAGGAGTTCCGCAGCAGGCGCACGGTCTCCTCGTAGGTGTGTTTCATGCGGGCGGCGATGAGCGCGCGGGCGTAGTTGTCCAGGGTGTCGATCAGGCACTCGGCCTCGAACCCGTACCGCTGCGCCATCTCCGGGACGCGGTCCCAGGCGCCGACGAGGAGGTGCCACTGGTCGACCTGGTCGTCGTTGACGGGGAACACGGTGTGCAGCTCTCCGGGCGGGATCTGCCGTGAGCGGCCGCGTTCGCTGCGTGGGCAGGCCGGCTTGACGCGGATCTTCTCGCCGGCCAGGCACATGGCGTTGTGGATCACGCCGTCGATGGCGGCCAGCACCGTCTGGTAGCGCAGCGCGGCGACGTCCACCGGGGTGACGGCGGCGGCGATGGCGTCCGGGCCCTGCTCGGCCGGATCGGTGGTGGGCTGCTCCGGTTCGGCGTGGCTCTCGTCCACCGGCAGCTCCGGGTCCTGCTCGCCCTCGGCGGGCTTCTGGCGGCGGCGCTGCTCGTCCTCGGTGGGGGCGTCGGCGTCGGTGAACCCGGTCTCGCGGCGCAGCGCCGAGTCCGAGATGGCGCCGGCCTCGTGGACCTTGAGGGCAGTCTCGGCCCGGTTGGTGCGCACGCGCAGGGGGCTGGTGTCGGACCACACCAGGCACTCCAGTGCGTCCGGGACGTTCTCGGCCTCCAGGATCGGCTGGAGGTACTGGGTGGTCAGGGCGTGGGCGACGGTGCCCAGCTTGGGCTCCACGCCCAGGGTGATCGCCTCGTCCTTGAGCGCCCACTGGCCCCAGTGGTTGATGTCGCCCTGGCCCAGCAGGATCTCCGCCGGGACTTCCAGCCCGTTGGCGAAGCGGGTGATGGCCTCCTGGCGCAGTTGGATAGCCAGGGTGTCGAAGTCGCTCTCGAACGTCAGCCGCTTAATGTTCGGGATCTGGTCGGCGGGGACTTCCAGGATGATCGGGACGGTGGCGGCGGCGCTGTCCGGTTCCTTGTAGGCGGTCTCGGCGACCGTCATCAGGACCTCGATCAGGTCGTCCTCTTCGGCCCCCTGGTTCGGTGTGGTGGGGAACTTGGTGCCCTGGGGCACGAGGACGATGCCGCGGCCGGTCAGGCGGCTGCGGGCGATGGCGGCCACCGCGGCGTTGAGGAGCTTGAGCTCCTCCAGCAGGCCGAGGCTGGACCGTACAGCGCTGTCGGCCTCCAGGTGGCGGCGGGGGTGGGACTCCCACACGCGGATGGCCACCGGGTCGTTGGAGTCCAGGGGCGTGGTCTCGTCGTCCGCGCCGGGGACGACCACCTCTTCCCCGTCGATCTCGGCCACCAGCTTGGTGCCCTGCGGCTTGACCTCCATGGTGGACAGCACCCGCCAGTCCATGGCGTCGGTGTCGTTGCCACTGCTGTCCGGCTTGGGGCGGACGATGATCCAGCCCTCGCCCGGCACGACGAGGTGGGGCCCGAAGGAACCCAGGAGCTGCGCCTGGCCGTCCGCACCGCCTGCGATGGCGGCCACCAGCTCGGAGGCCCGGTGTCCGGCGGGCAGAGGGACGACGTTGCCCTTGGAGTCCCGGTGGCCGGCGAACAGGCGGGCCCGGCTCATGGCGTTGCTGTACCAGCGGGCGGCGAACCGCACCTCCGGTGTCTCGTCGTAGAACAGCCAGGCCCGTTCCTGCCAACTGCCGTCCACGGGCTTGGTCCGCAGGCGGCGGGCGGTGTAGCGGGCGGCGGAGGCGGTGAGTTCGCCCCGGGGCCGGGTGCGGGCGGTCATCCGGTGATCCGGCTGAGGGTGTCGTCCAGGCGGTTGAGGAGGACGGCCAGGCCGGCGACCGCCAGCCACTCGATGCCGTGGACGAGGAGCGGGGCCTGGTGGAAGGTGCCGGTGGCGAGCAGGTAGGTGGCGAGCAGGGCGCCGGACACCCACCAGCCCATGCAGTACACGCAGGAGATGAGCGCGACGACGGCGTTGCGTGGGCGGGAGGAGAGGCGGCGTTCGTGCCAGCCGATGATCCGGTCGCGCACGGGGTCAAGGATCGTGTCGTGGACGGCGAGCTGGGTGCCGCGGTAGCCGGCCAGCCCGAGCAGGGCGAGGTGGGTCAGGTCGATCAAGGTCGCCCCCTGGCGGAATGTGTACTTCCGGTTCTGGTCGGCGGAGCATGATAGGCCACGTCACCAAGTGGTCCTGTGGGCGCGAACGCGCAGGTCAGCGACCAGAGTTCGATCACATGGGCGCTGGTAGCGTGGGCCCGGTTCCGAGCGGGGACAGGCGGGCGCCGGCGGAAGTGCCGATGCAGTGCCCGGGCGGCGCGGGGGTACACGCCCCGCCCGCCGGCACCCCTCCCGCCGAACCCTGTCCCCAAAGAGCCCGCGCCGCTATGGTGTTGGTCCGTCTCGTGACGCGACCTGGGGGGGCAATGCCGTTTACGAGCAGACTCCGCAGCGTGGCCGTCGCCGGAGCAAAGTTCTTCGGGCTACGCCCAAGCAAACTTCCAGGCCTACGCCACCGCCCTGAGCGCTACCACCACACCGAAGGTGAGATGACCGTCACCTTCGATGGCGAGCCTCGCCTCGGGGCCAACAGATTTCCGTGGTCTGACGATGTGGACGCCATCCTCCTTGATCGCCGACTGACCGGACTGACCATATCCCTGACCGTCTCCGACATCACGGACGCGTTGCAGGCCTACGAGGACTACAAGCGCCTACGAGAAAGGGCACGGGCGGTCTCCTCTAACGAGGCCCCCGACGAGGACGAACCGATGGCCGAGTTCGTGGTCGATCGTCTAGTCGCCAAGGCCCTTAACAAACCGCTCAACCGCTCACTGGAAATGCCCACCGACCAGGCCAACGTCCGATTCATCCAAGCCCTGCCAACTGAGGACAAGCAGCGCTTGGCCATGGGAACGGCAGCCACGATCAACCAGGTTCTGGCGCGGGCCTTCCTGCGCTTGGGCCCGCCACCCGAGGGCGCGACTGGTGACAACACACGGGTCCCCACCGGTGGCGGAGGAGCGGAGCAATGACTACGGGGAATCAACTGCCCGCCGAGCGGCCATCGAACGACGACCCGGCAGTGCTCGCAGCCATCCATGTGGCCATGCAGTGGCAAGGAGTGGACGCGGCACACCTATCCGCCGCGTTGGCGGCGATGGAGCCCTCCCTGAAGCGGGAGCACCGCGAGCGTCTCACCCGCATGGAGATGCAGCGCGAGGTGGCGCAGCAGGCTCTTGATGAAAGGCACCGCGAGCGGGCACACCAGGCACAGATGACACAGCTCATCTGCGGAACCGTGCTTGCGCTGGCGATGCTCGGCGGCGGCTTCTACGTGGCCCGAGAGTCTTGGTGGCTATCCACCCTCCTCTGTGGACCAAGCTTGCTGGCTCTCATCAAGGTGTTCATCCTGGGCCGCAGCGACCCTGACGACATGAAGCACGTATCGCTGGTCTCGCGAGCGTCGGCCAACGCCGCCGGGCAGGGTCAGCAGCCGCCCGCGCCCTGACGACGGCGCAGGGCATCGCGGTTTGCGCCGCACATACCTCGTCCGCCCCCGCTTGTCTCCGTAAACCGCTGCCCTGACCCGTGCGCGCCCTTCTACCGTGGGCGTATGTCCCGTAATGGCGAGATAGTCCGTGCCGTCCCGGCAGACCGCTGGGAGGCCTTGGAGGGGTCGCCGCTGCTCCTGGTGGAGCTGGCCACCGCTGACGGCGGCGTGGAGTTGCTGATCTACGACGAAGCGGGCCAGGTGGTCGACGCGTCGTATGTGCCGCCGGAGCTGGTCGAGGACGCCGAGGAGCGGCCCGTGTTGGAAGTCAACGTGCCCCGGCAGCGCCGGTCTTAGTGGCGGGCAGGCCCGGGGTGGTGGGGCGGGCGTAGCGGGCGGCAGCGCGGGAGGGCCGGGAGTCGCGCTGGCCGCCGGGGGCGTGCAGCTTGGTCGCGGACAGGTGGTCCGCGAAGAGGGACATGGCCACGGAGTCGCCTCGGTCCGGGGAGCGACCCAGGCGGTCCACCACGTCCTCCTTCTTCTCCACCTTGATCTTCGGGGGGACGCCGGTGGTGATGTCCCACGTGAGCGTGGTCAGGTCGGCCACCAGCAGGTCGTCCGGTGGAAGCGCGAGCTCGGCGCCGAACGCCGGGTCCAGCAGCTCCCGCAGCTTCCAGTACGCGGCGGAGCGGACGTTGAAGAATCCCCACTCCCGGTCCCGGGTGCGCAGCTTGGTCTGGGCTGCCCCGGTGTAGGCGAGCACCGGTGCGCCCAGCTCCCGGAGGCGGTCCACGACGCCGCCGCCGACACCGATGGAGTCCACCACCGCGGCGGCGCCGTCCTCCTCGCCCAGGGCAGCCTGGACGCGGGCGGTGGTCTGCATGGTGTCCTCGCGGTCGTGGGTCTCCAGGGAGGCGACGAGGAGGCCGCGGCGGTGGCAGAGCACGGTGGAGTCTCCGCCCGTGCGGGCGACGTCCACGCCGAGGGCGCGGCGGCCGGGCGCGCCGGGGCGGCCAGCCAGGTCCCACACGTGCCACCGCTCGATGGCCGCCTCCAC